TAGGATGCTTACTACGCCACACTTTGTAGCCCAGTTTTGTTGATAGACCTTCAGCAAGTAAACGCAAACTCTTACTGCCAAGTTTCTTTGACACAAGTCTTAGTTTCATTATTACCTCATTAGTTCATGCAAGCGGTATAGCTTTTCCAATAGCAGGACGATAGTGTCACAATGAGTGTTCCTTGTTTATGCTCATGATTGTTATAAATACCCGTAACATATTTACCTGTACACATTGCATCTACTTCGTGTTTATAGAGATTCTTTGCATAGAATTTAAACACAGTTCCTTCATATTCAGGATTGTCCCCACTAATCCACCAATCTTGTGGTTGGCTAGCGTCAGAGCTTCCTGTAGTAGAAACCGCAGAGTCGGGAAAAAACCCAATGTAAGGAGCACACTTAAAATCATTAATCAGCCCCTTAGCTTCCTTCTTACTAATAGTAGTAACCGGCGTATATGTGTAAGGGGCTTTGGCTTTTTTTGGTAGTGCTTCCTCTTTAATCTCTAGGGTTGTTCCATTAAGATCAATGCTATATAGTTTATCAATTTCAAGGTTCTTAATATCTTTCACCTTTCCATTGTTGCGAATGATTGTACCAGCAGCCATCCATGCTTCCGAAGCATAAGCAATGTCTCCTAACTCTGTAATAATAAATGCTAGAGGACGTTGGCTGTTACGTAGAAAGTAAACAGTGTGCTTATCAGCATCATACCATACACAAGCCCAGGCACCATAAACCTTCTCCAGCAATGTGGCAATTTGTTCCACATCACCTTCACATTTAACCAAATGCTGTCCAAGAGCTTCACTATCTACTTCCGTGTTAGCCAAAGACTTATGATTATGTAAGGTGCCATTGTGAAAGAAAACAAACCTATCATCAAACATAAAGGGATGAGCGTGCTCATCTTTACGTCCTCCCATAGTAGCTTTACGGTTGTGGCCTAATAGGGCCTTAGCTTTACTTGTAAATTTTTTACGTTCCTTTTCATAGTCTCCATCTAAAAGAAACCAAGTAGAAGGGGCAGCTTCTTTAAGCACGGTAGCCCCTTGCTTGTTTGTAATGTGACAAATGCCCGTGGCATCATCACCACGGAGAGCATCAATGTAAAGCATTTCTTCAAATGCTTTCACATTACTCTCCACCATGCCGTTATTAAAACGGCTAATATAACCTACATGTCCACACATTTTATACAAACGCCATTTTTACATCAATCATACTACTTGCGTAGGCTTCTTCTGGTAGAGTATTTCCTTTTAGTGGGAAAACATTAGCAATAATTGCCTGAGCAGGAAAGCCCTGTGTTAACACTTGCCCAAGCCAAGGAGGATCAGTTTTATAAACAAAATCCCATAGATTTTTCAGCATAGTAAGCCAATGGGTATAGAGCACCTTATCTCCTGTACCAAACATATGACGAAACTCTACAGTACCTTGAGAAACAACTGGATTAAGATTAAAGGCTGTATATTTAGACCATTTGCTAATGAGATAATCTACAGAATTATTATAGTACCCAGGGAGAATTGTGTAATTTAAAGGAACACAATGAATGTTGTTTTTGCGTTTCTCTCCTACAAAATCAAAGAACAAGGGCTCTGCTAGTGCATACAAAAGAACAAGATGTTTTAGCTGTCCTGGTGAAAGAGAGGCTACATTAACATGTACATGAATAGATGTACGATGTGTGTAAGGATTCGGGCCCAATGTTAATGCTTCATGCAGCATATCAAAAAGCACAAGAGCTTCTTTATATGTAGAAGGCACTGTGACAAACTCTACACCATTATTACGTAAGCTACCATCTTCAATGGCACCAATAGGTCCCATCCAATAAGGTTTTCCACCACCTATCTGATAATCATAGTCTTCAAACTCTACGTTTTTAATATCCTCAATCTCATACTCAGTGCCACAAATAAACTCACTGGCTGTGGCTAGAGCAGGATCCCAAAGAGAAGGATGATATAGTTCAGCGATTGTTGTCATACAATCTTCCAATCAGGAAATAGTTTATTTAGATTAGAATTAAATAGACTTGTGCTCGTCTTCACGGTTTTATGTTCCCATTGAACATGACCAATTTGTTTGCTTAGACAAAACAAAAACCCTGTAGAAGTCACAGCAAAGTGTCGATCTAGTGCAATACTTTCTTTATAGTTATCTCCATCAAGAATACTTACAGCAAAACTATTAACATCCTGATAGGCAGGCTTATCTACAAATTGCTGAAGAATGTGAATGTTAATAGGATTATTTTGCCATGAACCTTGATCACGTAAAATACTTAGAGAAGTATTTTGGTGATGAATGCCTCGGTTATATTGCTTTGCAGGTTTACGAAATAACATGGCTGCATGTTTGCCATATTGATAGACCGTTCTTCCTGGAATAGGATAGTCTACTTCATACTCCTCATTTAGATCAATGTAGATTTCAAATCCATCAGCATCTACACATCTAACCTCACTAGGACTAATGTTCTTAATAAGCCAAAGCCTATCACCAGTTTCTTTAGTAAACTTTACAATGTTATCCTGATAATACTTCTGAATATCATTGTATGTAGATTTATGAAAGATCATAGCTTCTCTCCGTTCCAGCCATTGCTCATACAACCTCCAGATTAAACTTGTCCACAAGAGATTGTGCTAGAGCTTTATCATTCTCATTAATAGCCCGCACAATTTCAGTTTTAACACCCTTTAAACTGTTGTTGCTTTGGACAAACTCAAGGGCTTTAGCGGTGTTACGCCAGACCCACTCAATGTACTTATCATCAAAAATCCAGAAGTTACTGAGGGTGCGATACTCACCACCATAAGGCTTTGGCCGATAACAACCTGCCTTACCATAAAGTTGCTTACGCATTTCACCATTATCCATAAGTGTGGAAGGAACACCTAGGAACAAGTCACATGCTTGAATAACTTCTCTAACAGGTAGCTTTGTTTCAATGTGCACATGCCCACCAGCACTGCGCATATTGGCCACAGGAGGCTTAGGCTTTTTGTTAATACGTCCTGTCCATGCGTTAAAGTCTGGCTCGCAACCAAAAACATGTGCAGCAGGATGTTTCATTTCCTCGTCAGGAAAAACTACACAGCTTAGTTTGCTAAAGGAAAACTTCTTATGCTGTGCAAGAAACTTCTTTTGAACAGCCTTAATATGGTGAATAAACTCCTTTGAACTACTGGCTGGTGGAATGCCAAACTCAATAGCTACATTATCTTCCTGAAATGTAAAGCCTTTAGGCATGTCTGGAACCTGGAAAGGATTCCACTTATCGTGCCCATTAAGAAGCCCACAAACAGCCTTAAAGTTTCCTTGCTTGTCTACAAGGAACGCTTCTGGATCAGCGCCTGCACGAAATTTTACATTAGATGTTTCCATGATCTATTCCTTTTAATATCCCAAATTGTATAATAAGATACATTAAACATTGTAGCAAGTTCACGATTTGTCAAAGAACTACTACGGATTAACCTAACATCAGAATTAGTGAGTAAAGCTTGACCATTTAACTCTCCTCTAGCAAAAGTACCTAAAATATCATGCTTCTTCTCCTTCAACACAATACTTAGTGACTTGTTCCAACACCCATTTAACAAACTGACTATTTTCAGGCATCCACTCAGGGTGTGGTTGAATAGCTAGACCTTGAATATGGGGAAACCACAGCACCTCGGGATCAATGCCTTTATCAAACAGCACACCTTGTGGTGTTTTACCATATTCAATTTGATGATCAGTGCCAAACTTCTCAGCCCAAGCAAGCACCTTATAAGTTCCTGGTGCTGGGTTCATTACTTGGTGATGGTTTGCTGATGCGCTCATTGATAGACCGTCAGTGGTCACAATCCCATGAGAACTAAAATGACCCTTACAATCTTGAATTAAACTACCTCCTGCAAAGACACAAAGAAACTGAGCACCACGACACACACCAATAATAGGAATGTCTTTAGTCTTAGCCTCATGCATTAGTTGCCATTCCACCATGTCACGCAGGGATGGGGTACCTGTATGTCCTGTTCTATCTGTTCTTAGATGAAACTCTTGTCGATAGAAAGCAGGGTTAATGTCCTCACCACCCCACAGCAATAGAGCATCAGCTCCTTCTAAACTACCTGTTTCAAGTGGATTAAAACTTTCAGGATAAATTGCATTAAAAGGATAAATAGATTTACCTCGATCACCAAAAGGACTATAGGCAAGGGTTAGTTGTTTAGTCATTAATTACCTCTGCACTTTTTAGTTTACCTGTTTCACGATCTAAGGTTAGTTTTAAAGTTGGTTTGTTTTCTTCATCATCAAGTGTAGTAGAACAACAATAACCATCAGAGGTTAGATATTTGTAAAAAATCTTATCTTTTGGTTTAATTCGATATTCTGTGTCAAGCAGCCAGCCTGGGATTGAGACATATCTCCATTGTTTCAAGGTTATATTCCAATACTCAATTTCAGCACCATCAACCCAAGCTTTAATTAGTGCTGCATGCTTATGTGGTTGCTTCACTTCTTTAGCTCCTTAATTTGCAGAACAAGCCAAGCATTTAAAGCTTGATGTACCTTACCTGCGGTTTCAGATTTGATAATAGTTTCACCAAACTCACTTGCTGCAATTGCATACAGAGTATTTTTAGAAGGAATACTTAGAGAAAGAATTACCGGAAGAATAAACCAAGCCAGGTGTTTCCAGTAATGATGGTCCCCTTGGTCAGAGAATGTGATACAAACAGCCACCCAAATTACTACCCCAAAAGTAGTAACAATTCCTAGGGTTAATGCAAAGGAATGAAGAACATCGGCAAAATAAATGAACCAAGAAAGTGTACTCATGATGCTTTCTCCAAGTAGTTAGTGGTACAGGTGTAAATATGTCCGTCTTCTTTTTGACAAGTAACAATTAGAGGATTGTCAGACTTAGGCCATTTGTAGTCTGAGTTAAACTCACAGTAGTTCTTAACAATATCAATAACGGTGGCTTTTTGTTGTGCAATGGTTTTATCAGCAGGAACTACTGTGTCTCCAATCTTATAGTTAACTTCAGACAACAGGGTTTTAATAATGTGATCCCTTCTCATAGCTACCGCCATAAATGTACCTGCTCCATTAGTTAAGGAATAGGTTTGTTTGGGAGGGATAGGGACAAATGGTTTAACCCATGGAATAACGCTAGGTGTATCTGGTTTACGCTGGGTGATTGTTGCTACTAACATAATGCTTTCCTTTCTTTGCTAGAAACTCTGTGTTCTTTTTAGGCCCATTAAGAAAAACTTTGGGTTCTTTCTTTTTAGGTTTTAGTTGAACATAACAATGTTCGGGAATAGTCTTAATTTTATTATGATCTAGTGAAATTCCATAAGAATGGATAACATAGCCCTCATAGTTGCCATTATTCATATGATTTTCACAATGTTGTTTTAAAGTTTTATGAAAATCTTCATCAGAAGTGCCTTTATGTAGCACACTCCAATCTGAATCTTTATTTTTTACTTTACAGAGAAAGAAATAAGCATCATACTCTTCAGTATCACTGCTAGTAAAATTTAAAGTAACACTTGGGGGAGAAAGATACTCAGGCTGATAGTCATCTTGAATTAAAAAGGACTTAGGCATTTCCTCAGATAAAGCGGCTGCTGTAGTAGCCCACTTAACTTTCGTATTCATAACTATTTTCCTTGTCTTCAATAATAACATCTTCTCCTGAAGAAATGTTTTTCTTTGGTTTATGCTCTTTATGTGTGTTCAATTCTTTTGAGATTGGGTAGTTGTTTAAGAGCATGTTGACATATTTTACAGGGTTTTGCTGTTCCTGGTGTTCCATCTTTTTTAAACCTCATTACAACTAGTTTATGTGCTTTAGACCAATCCTTTAACTTTACCATTGCCGCTATTTCAGCATGCAGGTAAATGGCATTAGGTTTACCTACTGCTCTTGCACTCTTAGCTTGCAAGGGATGGGTTCGCACATAGCTGTTTTGTCCTGTGCTGATGATTCTTCCTTGTCTGTCATAGATGAGGGCGGAAACCGCCTGTTGTTGTCTTGTTGACATGGTGTTTCAGTTAAAGCAGAAATAGTGCCTCCATATTTCACAGCATGTTCTTCTGCTCTTGTTTTATCAAAAGAGAAAAACTTGTCGGGGACTCCGTTTCGTAAATATTTTACTAAATAACCTTCAATCATGATTTAACCCCATGTTAAACTTCATACTTATTTCTGAGATACTGGTTCAATTTAACGTAAATTTTTCATCAAAATCAGGTGTATGCGATACCACAATTTCATGATTATGTCTGGTATAAATATCAGCCCCGGAGTTGTATTTCCATTTCATTTAATTTCTCCGCATTGTTGCAAGGTCTTTAGCAGCCTCACTATTAAACACAGGAACAGCATTACTTTTGTGCATCGTCGCTATACCAATCATTTCATTCCCGGTATAGCTCCTGGTCATTACACTCTTTGTCGCAATGCCTACTTGTTCACCAAAGCTTTTAATTGCTTTATTACCGTCATCCCGGATATGCCTCTTCGGGCTCGTAATAGCCGGCTTTTGCTGCTTGGCGGTTGATGTGTGCTGCTTCAACAATGCAGAGTAGTTCGGCAATTTGATCATCGGACATTGCATGAAAACGTAAAGGAAGGGCCTCTAGTAGGTCTGCTACAGGAGCTGCAAAGCACACATTAACACGAGTAACCCGGTAGCTTTCCTGCTGGTTTACTTCATAGGAAATGCGTTTAGAGACGTCATGCATAATCACACCTCCACAGGAACAACCTTATATTTTGCCTCTGGAAAATCTAAATTACATAGTTTTATATGTTCTTTTGCGTGTTCTTCACTTAAGGAGAGGAAAATTTCTCTTCCATCATAAACCGGTTGTACTTGTCTCTCTTGAAACAGATTACCATTAGTGAGAAAAACCATGTAGTAAGTCATTTAAAATCTCCAAGCAAGAAAGAAACTATACGCGCCATGCAAGTATGATACCAATAAACGCAAAAAGGGCCATAAGGCCCAGGTTTAGTAGAACAGCAACGAGTTTTGTTAGCATTTTATTTAGTTTATGATGTGTGGTAGGCCGGGTGGGCTACGATCCCACGATCTGCGTCTTATGAGGACGCTGCTTTGGTCCAACTAAGCTACCGGCCCGTAATGGTCCGACTGGCAGAACTCGAATCTGCAACCACCACTTTAGAAGAATGGTGCTCTATCCTATTGAGCTACAGTCGGTTTATTTTTTATTTCCAGGGGTTTTTGTAAGTATGCTGACCTGCACACTTTCTAGAACAGTAGGGTCCTATTCTCCCTTTATTTTTATTATGTAATACATTACTTAACCATTTTGTCGCTTCTTTATTACAATTCGGACAAATAAAAGTATACGTTTTTCTTGGATTTAGAGCATGGTATTTTAAAGAATTATCTTTTACACTTAGAATTTGTAGGTTTTCTATCCTATCGTCTAACGGATCATTATTTATATGATCTACATGTTCCCAGGATTCTAGCTCTCTATTTAAATGTGTTTGTAGTAAATATCGAGCATAGGACATTGTAGTTTTCTTTTTATCTTTAACTATAACTACAATTTGCCTATTGTCTGTTTTTCTTTTATAAGGTCCATAGATTTTCATGATTTAATTACCTTTTAAAGTGGTCCCCGGGACGTGAGTCGAACACGCAAGGCTAATAGCCGACTGGGTTTAAACCAGTTTCCTTTACCAGTTTGGACACCCGGGGATTTAAGTTAAAATGTAATTATACCAAAGTTTAAGCCCTGTGTCAAGCAAATTTTAATGCTGTGTTTACCTATTTCACCATACCCGCAAGGTTTTCGTTTCTCTCAGGGTTTTAATTCCCTTTAAACTGGTTGTCAACAAAAGACACCATGCGCCTACGCTTGTGGAAAATCTTCACAAACGAGGGTCGGCAATAGTGGTTATCTGCCCATGCAATGGTAATGGGGCACCATTCAATGGTTTTGATGTGAACAAGCATAGACATTCCTTTCACCCACAGGGAACAGATCAATGGGTCAAGTCGGCCCAATAGAAACCTTCCTTCAATTCACTCTCCCAAAGAAAAGGCACAGGGGTGGGCTCACGAAGGTCCACAGAAGTTTCAATCCACCCCAAGAAAACCTTATGGGGAAGGCGAATCCACCGCTTCAAGGTAAAATTGACCCGATCGACCTTGCGAATTTCCACAGGGGAAGGACGATAAATCATAATAATAAATCCTTTATGAGAAAAGAAACACCCTAAGGATAACCCAGCTATGCTGGGCTAGGTATTAGGGAATTCCCTTAATGCATGTTGCGCACATTTTGTGCAATGCGCTGCGAAATGGGGCCATTATCCTGGCTTCGCAGCATGGCATCTACCATAGCAAGGGCCATGGGTGCTTGATGGCGAAAAGCTCGGGTCTTGTTCGTCATCAGATTGTGGAACTCCTGACGATCAAGACGGGCTTGGTGTTGTTCAGTCATAGTAACGCTCCTAAAAGGCCCCTATGGGGGCTTGGTGGTGCCTTTCGGCAAAAGTAGTAGGTTATTCTTCTTCAGTGTAGCCGCACAGTTCCAAAACCTTGGCTGCAATGTCAGCAGCCAGTTCTTGACCATGCTTCTTCACCAGATCGGCAGCAATCTTTGCCACCAGATCGGCCCGTTGCTTGTCCATTGCTTCGGCAAGCATGTCCTTTGCAATGGTTTTGCAGCGATATTCCCACTCTTGGTAGGTTTCGCCAGGATCACGGGGAGTTTCCTTGCGGGCCTTTTCCTCGGCCTTATATTGGGCTTTGAACTCGGCATTGTTTTCAGCCGCTTGTTTCACTTCGTCCTTCTTGCGACCGTCCCACGTAACCCCTTGAGAATTCAGGAAAGCCCGTGCGCGCTTGGTGGCTTCGGTGAAGGTGGGCAGAAGATCGGGGTTAATTACCCCATTGTCCGGCACCGACACAATGGCGGTTAGCTGCATTTTTGCTGCGCCGAAAACCTGACGGCGAGCACTGGCCTGGGCCATCATGCTCTTTTTACGGGGGCCATACTTGTCTGCCCCCTTTGCATCCGGCGCAGGCTTCCAACCAGCCATTTCATCGGCCTTTTCAGCCATCTTGATGCACTCTTGTTCCACACTGTCATATTCCTGACAAGTGAAACCTTCCGACACCATGGTAAGCACGGTGCGGGTTTGAGTGTTGTCAAGCTTTCCGAACACAGCAAACAGCGTTGCGGCTGCCTGATGGATGTTGTGGTGCTTGGGTTCACTCTTGGCCATGGGCACCATGCCCACCGATGCGATTTGTTCCATAACAGACATGTTGTTTTCCTAAAAAGTTAACGGACCCACATGAAATAGGTTTCGGGATATTGCTTGCGCATTTCCCCAGTCTCAATCTTCCCCGGTGCGCCCGTGAATGAAGCCACCAGACCGAGGGAAGGCGAATAAATACGAATGGTTTGCATGATATTTCCTCTAAAATTTACTCTAGTCGGTGGATTCAGAATTAAACCCACTGAACAGAGTATATGCTAGCCTTGCGACTAGCACAACCCCTAAAGTGTAACTATTTGTAACAAACTTCGGATTGCCGGATGTTACGCCCGTCGCGCATGTCGACAAACCACGCCCGATAGTGGCCCTTTACGCCTTTGGTGAGCATGTCGAATAATTCAATGCCTTGCCACTCGGTTTCAGCGTAGCACTCTACGCGGGACTCTACTGCATCATCCTTGCCGGACAGTTTCCACACAGTAATTTGATAGGGGGTAAGAGGGTAGGTCATGTTATGTCCTTTCACATGCGGGTTGTTGTCCTGATGAAAGCTAGTGTAGCACAACCAGGGGAGGAGTCTGTCACCCTTGTGACATGCTCCATTGCATAGCAAACAGAATGCGAGCTTCCAGAGTAGCCACCAGCTCAGGATGGTGGCCCTTGAGGGCTGCACGCCGCAGGATGAAGAGAGAGCGGATGGACATAGGGTTTTCCTATAGGTGAATGGTAGATGCTTCTAGTGTAGGACAGGAATAGTGATAAACCATAGGTAGAAACCCTAATATGCTTGGCATGATTTTTGTTGTCTGGTTTAGGACAGAAATGCTACTCATCAGTAGCAAATACACCTCTCCCATGCTCATGCAGGTTGTTGAAATTATTTGAATGGATTTTACACCCTATTTTTCCTATATAGGAGGGGGGTGGGGGAAACTTTTATGGAGGTGAAATTTGTGGAATCAACAATCCTAAATTTTTTATAGTTTTTTAGACATAGGGGGGATAATGAATTTAAGCCCTTTTAAGGCATTATTTACATAGATAGCTACCCTACCCTTACCTACCCTGTTTTAAGAGCTTCTAGATAGGTTTTAAGAGGTTTTAGAGCTATTGACTTGTAGACGCTGAGTCCTTGTGGACGAAAACGCTCGACTCACATTCGTTCAAGTCTCGCATAAGTCCTTTTTCTCTACACAATCTTTCGTAAAAGAAAGAAAGAAGAAAAACAAAGAAAAGACTAACAACAAAAGAAAAATAAAAGAATAAAGAAAGAAAAGAATAAATAAATAAAGTAAGTATATAATACATATAAATACATATGGTATTAAACATTATACCACACTGTACAATGATCTATAGAACATTTTTGTCAATCTTGTGTAAAAAGTACTTGACAAGATGATGTTAATAGTGTATAATTCTAGCTTGTGTTTTATTTTTAGGAGATTTTTATGACTGTTTGTGTAAAAGAACTTACTGCTCTGTTAGAACAAGGATTGTCCTACACTCAGTGTGGTAAACAACTTGGTGTCTCTCGACAAAGAATTCATCAATTAGCAGAGACGTATAATTTATCCAAAATCTGGAAGAAAAAGGGTAATACTTCCTTAGAACAAAAGAAAGCAAAATTTAATCTTTCTGATGAATACTTTGCTATTTGTTCTTTACGTTTTACACGTAAAAGACAAAACTGTAAAGCTATGGGGATTCCTTTTGAATTAGAATTTCAAGATATTTTTTGGCCTACTCATTGTCCTATTCTAGGAATGCAGCTTGATTATTATGGTGAAAGTGGCTTTAGACTTGAAAATAGCCCTTCTTTTGATAAAATAAACCCTAAACTTGGTTATGTTAAAGGGAATGTACAGATTGTTTCTTGGAGAGCAAATCGAATTAAAAATGATGGAACAGCCGAAGAACATAGAAGAATTGCCGAATACCTAGACAAACATGATATTAAAAACATTCCAATTTAAATAAAACTAGTGTATAATAGAAGGTAGATGCTGTTAATTTTCGTGTTAAAGGAGAAATATGCTGTCAGACAGTAAACATATGCAAACAAAAAAGAAAAATAAACGTCCTCTTTCTGCTACTCATAGTTCTTGGGGTGATAAACAAAAACAAGAGTGTGTTGAAATTTACTACATGCTTGGTGGTAAAATTAAAGAAACTGCTGCTGCCACAGGCATTCCTTTTGAAACTATTAAATCTTGGTTAAAAAGTGAATGGTGGAAAGAACTTTACGACGAAATTAAGCAAACAGACAACATTGTTCTGTCTCACCGTTTACAAAAAATTATGTCTCGTTCATTAGACCTCGTAGAGGATCGCATTGAAAATGGAGACTTTTTTTACGACCAGAAAAAAGGAGAAATTGTTCGCAAAGACATTGGTATTCGTGATGCTCATACAATTTTTAAAGACTCCTTTCTTGTTAAAGAAGCCATTGAAAAACCCAATATGGTGCAGGTAGATCAAGAGTCTGTTTCAGAAAAATTGAATGCTTTGGCTTCTCAATTTGAACAATTTGCTAAGGTAAATAAAAACAAAAAACCTGAAGTTATTCAAGTAACAGATGTTGTCTTTATTCCAGAAAAGAAAGATGAGGTGCAAGATGGGTTGCAAGAAGAACGGCAAGAAGGGGAAATAAAATTCCGTACATGAAGGGTGGAAAAAGAGACTACCGTCGTGAGAATCTTTTATACAACTCTAAACCTGAACAGAGAAAAAATAGAAGTGAACGTACGATGGCACGAAACGAAGCAATTAAAGAAGGTCGTGTAAGTCGAGGAGATCATCAGGATATTGATCATATTAAGCCCCTTTCAAAGGGAGGAAGCACTGCTAAGAGCAATACTCGTGTGGTAAGTGCTTCAACAAATAGGTCTTTTAGTCGTAATGCTGATGGCAGTATGAAATCTCAACGGAGTAAAAAAGGTAAATGAACATTTTAAAAAGTAAAACCATTTGGACAGCTCTATTGGTAGCTGTGCTCCCTTACAGTGACATGATTACTGGTATTGCTACAGGTGTTTCTCCTCTTGCAGGTGCTCTTATTTCTGCTGCTTTTATCATCCTACGTGTGGTCACTAAGGTTCCTCTTTCAGAAAAATAATTTATGCAACTAACGCCCGAGACGATCGAGGGCTTTGTGCGCACAATACTTGCAAGTAGATTTGACAGTGCTGTTGAAACACCAGAGTTTCATAAAGAAGTTTGGGGAATTTGCTGTTCTAACTACTCTAAAGTAGCAATAGCCGCGCCGCGCCGGCACGCCAAAACCTCCGGTGTAACCCTTTCGTATGGAATGGCTACCCTAATGTTTAGACAACGTAAATTTATGCTACTTGTCTCAGATACAGAAGGTCAAGCATGTCAATTCCTTGCTTTATTTAAAGAACATTTTCTTGAAAATGATGTGCTCATTGACATGTTTGGCATAAAACGCAATGCCGAAGGTAAAGTACAACTTATTAAAGATTCTGAGAGTGATGTAATTGTCCAATTCAATGATGGACATAAATTTAGAATTATTGCTAAAGGTGCGGAACAAAAGTTACGGGGTTTAATTTGGAATGGCAGTCGTCCAGATATTATTTTTTGTGACGACCTTGAGAATGATGAATTAGTGATGAACAAAGAGCGAAGAGAGAAATTACGACGTTGGTTTAACTCAGCTCTTATTCCTTGTTTATCTTCTAAAGGGATTATCCGTGTAGTAGGTACAATTTTGCACATGGATAGCCTATTAGAGAGACTCATGCCTAAACCATGGGACAAATTATCTACACAACATCCGTTAAAACTTACTTCTCGTAAACTACAGCCCGGTGGTTGGTTTTCAGTTAAATATCGTGCTCACAATGAAGATTTTAGTTCTATTCTTTGGCCAGATGCCTGGCCTGAGAAACTACTAAAACAAACTCGTGCAGGCTTTATTGATCAGGGTCTAGCTGATGTATACAGCCAAGAATATCTAAACTACCCCATTGATGAAACAACGGCATATTTCAAACGGCATGATTTCATGCCAATGATGCCAGAACATAAAGAACAAAAACTACATTATTACATCACTGCTGACTTAGCAATTTCTGAATCCGAAAAAGCAGACTTTAGTGTATTTTTAGTTGCTGCTGTGGATGAATATAAAAGAATATTCATTGTAAATGTAGTGCGTGATAAATTGGATGGTAGAGAAATTGTAGACACAATTTTAGCTTTACATCGAACATACGATCCAGAAATTATTGGTATTGAGGAAATGCAAGTGTCTAAAGCTATTGGACCTTTCTTACGAGAGGAAATGCTAAAGACAAACACTTTCCCCAATATTAAACTTTTAAAACATGGCGGTAAAGACAAGATTTCTCGTGGACGTAGTATGCAAGCTCGCATTAGAGCCCATTCTGTTTACTTTGATAAAGGAGCAGATTGGTACTATGACTTAGAAGATGAATGCACTAAGTTTCCACGAGACATTCATGACGATTAACTAACTCGGTCGTCAATAAACCCATTGAATTCGGTGGACCTCTTTAACGAATGTTAAAGACAATACCGAGCGAAGCCTCAAAGAGGAACGTGTAACGACTATTATGTAGGAATCAAGTGATTCCGAAGCGGTGGGCCTCCTTAGGGAGTGAAGATATAGTCTGCTCTGCATGGTAACATGCAGCATCAATAAATATAGGAGAATTTCTATGCAAACTTTTAAAAGTAATTCAGGTGATACTTTTGTAATTTTACAGCAAGAGGGTAAACAATGTATTATCCAGTTTATAAACACTGGATATGTAAGAAAAGCAAGCATTGATAATATTAAAGCTGGTAAAGTACGAGATTTATACAAAAAAACTTCTTATAACGTAGGATTTTTAGGCGAATATAAAAGAACAGGTTATCACTCCCAAGCTCAACAACTTTGGAGAAATATGATTAAACGTTGTTACTATGAAAATGATCCTAAAAATTATATATCACAAGGAACAACAGTAGACCCTAGATGGCATTGTTTTGCGTCTTTTCTAGAAGATTTACCCTATCTACCAAACTTCGATAAATGGTTAAATAAAGAGGGTTACCAATTAGATAAAGATTTAAAAGTTCCGGGAAGTAATGTATATAGTAAAGAGACCTGTAGCTTTGTTACTGAGTTTGAAAATAAACAAGCTGGTAAATTAAATAAAGTTTTAATTGATGGGGTTTGGGTAACGACCAAGCCTTAACAAAAAGCAAGTAGACGCACTTTCTTATTTAGGAATGATGTTGGATTCTCTTGTAGAAGCTCCGACCCCTCACGAAATTGAACAGGAACAATACGAAGATGAATTACACTCAAGCGGATACAACTATGCAGGGAGATCAACAGTCACGGGTTACTGAGGAAGACATTACTGTTGTAAACCAAAATATTCTTGACACTCTTGATGAAGACCAAATTACAGAAATCTCTGAGAAATGTAAACGTGGTTTTGAAGAAGATTTAAAAAGTCGTGAAGAATGGGAAACAAGTATTGAGGAATGGATTAAACTAGCCAAGCAAACTAAAGAAGAAAAAACCTATCCTTGGCCAGGAGCTTCCAACGTAAAATATCCTTTAGTTTCCACAGCAGCTATGCAATTTGCTGCGCGTTCTTACCCTAGTCTAGTTCCCTCTAATGGTAAAATTGTTAATGCTCTTGTTGTAGGTAAAGACCCAACAGGAGAAAAATATGAAAAAGCCCAACGGGTTTCTTCATACATGTCTTACCAAATAATGCATGAAATGTCTGGTTGGGAAGAAGACATGGATAAAATGCTGATGATGCTTCCTGTCATAGGCACCATGTTTAAAAAGACTTGGTATGACAAAGCAGATGATAAAATCAAAAGTCAACTTGTTCTTCCTAAAAACATTGTAGTAAACTACTGGACAAAGTGTTTAGACGAAGCAGAACGAATTAGTGAAGTTATTCATATGTCTGCTCGTAAAGTTAAAGAAAAACAAAATCTTGGTATTTTTGCCGATGTAGATTTAGGTGATCCTACTGCTGTGCCTCATCTCTCAGAAGATAATGCAGATAATCAAAGTAATCTACTTCCCTACACTCTTATCGAGCAGCATACTTTTCTTGATCTTGATGATGATGGGTATGAAGAACCTTATATTGTAACATTTGAATTTACCTCAGGTAAAATCCTAAGAATTAATCGGCGTTATCATTTAGACAATGTGGAGCTAAAAGATGATGGCAAAACTATTGCAAAGATTACGCCAATTCAGATGTACACCAAATTTGGTTTTATTCCTAGCCCAGATGGGTCTTTTTATGATATTGGCTTTGGCGTCCTTCTTGGCCCACTTAATGAGTCAGTAAACACTCTAATTAACCAACTTGTAGACAGTGGACATTTACATAACCTACAAAGTGGTTTTATTGGAAAAGCCCTTCGACTTAAGATGGGTGACCAATCACTACGTCCTGGGGAATGGAGGCCAGTTAATGCTACGGCCGACGACCTGCGCAAGCAAATCGTTCCCTTGCCCACTAAAGAACCCAGCAATGTCTTGTTCCAACTTATGGGAACGCTCATCACTTCTGGTAAAGAACTTGCTTCTGTAGCTGAAATCTTTACTGGCAAAATGCCAGGACAAAATACCCCAGCAACTACTACAATGGCTACTGTAGAACAGGGTATGAAGGTATTTACTGCTGTATACAAACGAATCTATCGGGCTCTTGCAGAAGAAATTGATAAGATTTTTACTCTGAATAAACTATACACTGATCCTAACCATGTGATTGAGGTATTAGATATTCAAGTAGGTCCAGACGATTTTGATGAAACAGCTTGTGATATTGTTCCTTCTGCTGACCCAGCAGCTACTACCAATCAAGAAAAATTGATGAAAGCTCAAGGATTAATGGAAATGCTACAAATAGCAGGCCCAATGCTTAATCCAATTAAGATTATTTCTCGTGTTCTAGAAGCACAAGAACAACCCAATTGGCAAGAACTCTTTAGTGATGAAGTCATTCAGAGTGGTCAGGTTCCCCCTCCACCTCCTGATCCAAAGATTATGGCAATTCAAGCCAAACTCCAAGCCGATCAACAAAAACAAGCTGCTGATCTTCAGTTCAAGCAACAGGAAATGGAATTAAACTCACGAGACAAGATTCTGCAAATGCAGATGAAACAAGAAGAACATGCACAGAAAATGCAACATCAAAGTGAGCAAGCACAGATTAAAGCTGCTAGTGACATTGCAATGAATAGAATTTTCCAAGCCCAAGCCAAGTCTCAGGGCGATCAAAAGCTGGTTCAAAATGAACAAGCACATCAACAGAAACTTCAACAGTCTAAGGAGGCTGCAAAATCATCACCCAATTCGACAAAGAAGAGTGGCTGAATTCTCCAGTCACTAAAGCCTACAAAGAGGCATTAAATGAGGCTCTACAAGAAAAACAAAATAGTGTTCTTTCTTGGCAAGTAGAAGACCTCAAATTCCATCAAGGATATGTAACAGCAATTGTAGAAATGCTGGAACTAGACGAAATCTTAAAGGAGATTTAATGATTGAAGTAACAGGATGTAGGCTTCTTATCAAGCCGTTTAAAATTCAAGAACATGATAAAGTGTTTGACTCTGCTCGAAAAGCAGGTATTATTCTAACAGAAATCTCTGAACGTAAAGAACAAATTAATGTAGACAAAGGAGTTGTTGTACAAATTGGTTCTAAATGTCATGAAGATTATGTAGGTAGTTTGGCTGTTGGAGACACTATTGCTTACGCCAAGTTTGGCGGTAAGTTTATCCAAGAACCAGGCAGTGAAGACCTTTATCTTGTAATCAATGATGAAGATGTTATTTGTGTTTTTAAGGAATCTAAATGAGTGAAGAACTTAATCAAGAACAAGATGTTCAAGAACAACAAGAAGCACCACAACCCTCTTCCATTGAGCTTCGTGCCATGGAAATGGGATGGAAACCTAAAGAAGAGTTTCATGGTGATGAAGACGATTTCATTGACGCAAAAGAGTTTGTAAGACGACAACCTCTCTTTGAAAAGATTGAACATCAGAATAAACAGATTAAGGCTGTAACAAAAGCTCTAGAAGCCCTTAAAACGCACTATACGCGCGTAGAACAAGCAGCAGTAGAGAAAGCTATTCTTCAAATGAAAACAGCCCGTAAAGAGGCTCTAGCAAATGGTGATGGCGATCAATTTGAACTGCTTGATGATGAGATTAAAAAGGCAGAAACTCAACTAGATAAAATTGAACAGGTTCAAAAAGAACCTATTGTTGAGGAACCTGTTACCCATCCTGAATGGCAAGCATTTAATTCCCGCAATCCTTGGTATAACACTGTAGGTTATATGCGTAAATACGCAGATGAGGTTGGTGTAGAACTAGCTCAAAAAGGTCTCACTCCTTCTGAAGTATTAAAGGAAGTTGAGAAGGCTGTGCGTAAAGAATTTCCTCAAAAGTTTACCAATCCTAATAAAGCATCAGCTCCTGAAGTAGACACCAGCAAAGCTGGAAATAAATCTACAAAAGGTAATAATGATGAAGGTAAACTTAATGAGCAGCAACGCAAGATTATGAATGATCTTGTGCGTCAAGGAGTCTTGACCAAAGAACAGTTTATTGCCGATTTACGTGAAATTGGCGAACTTAAGTAAGGAGAATATAATGGCTAGAACCGCTACTCAAGAGGCAAGTGCCCGCCCCCGTCGTACCCCACTGTCACAGCGTAATCGTCTCGATGTGAAAAATAAGGAACCGGGTTATGTTTACCGTATTGTTAATGACATTGATGATCGAGTACACCTAATGCAAGAACAAGGTTATGAGCTTTGTTCTAAAGAACATGTAGGTGCTATTGGTGATAAACGTGTTGATAATACGGCCTCAATCGGCTCCACAGCTCATTTCTCCGTTGGTCAAGGAACTAAAGCAGTCGTCATGCGAATCAAAGACGAATGGTTTAAGGAAGATCAAGCTGTTAAACAACAGCAAGTAGATGAGATGGAAGCCTCCATGAATCAAGAGGCTAGAAAAGCAGGGGACTATATTCCTCGTTAAATGTTTCTAGCCTTGGTGTTTTGAAAGGAAAGGCCCATGGCTAACACTTCTCGAATTAACGGCTTTCGTGTCGTTAAACATCTAAATGGCTCTCCCTACAACGGGCAAGCCTCTCTCTATTATGTCGCTTCTGCGACTGACGAAATCCTAGTAGGTGACGTTGTAAAACGTGGCACTACTGGTGATGGTTATGGTAACCCTACTGCTGATTTATGCGGTGCTACTGATGTACCTTGTGGTATTGTAGTAGGTGTTATGCACTCTAAGTTTGATCCAGGTGGTAAAATTACTACTGGCTCCACTGCTTTAGATATTCCTGCCGCCTCGCAAATTGCTGCTTCAGGTGCTGGTTATATTCTTGTAGCAGATTCTCCTGACATTCTAATGGAAGTAGAAGTCTCTAACGGTACTCCTGTAGTTACCGACATTGGTCTGAATGCTTCTCACGCAAACGGCTCTCGTACTAGTTCCACTGTGACTAGTCCTGCCTATCTGGACTTTGGTACTGAGGCAACCACCTCAACTCTAAACTTCCAGATTATGGGTCTTGCCCAGCGTGTTGATAATGAGATCGGTGCATCATGCCGATTTATTGTTCGGTTTAACGTCCATCAGTATAATTCTGTTGGTACTACCGGTATTTAAGGAGAATAAGAAATGAGTGGTGTAATTACTTCTACCAGCTTTGCAAAAGCACTATGGCCTTAATTGATAGGGCCTTTAACTAGAAATAGTTAAAGATAATCTTTCTAATTGCTGGGAACTCCAGAACGGACAATCAGCAGCTAAGCTAACCAAAGGAAAAGTCCTTGAAAAATATAATCTACAAAATAACAAACTTAGTTAATGGTAAAGTCTATATTGGTTTAACAAGCCAAGGACTCAAACAAAGACAAAGAGAGCATATTAGTAGATTAAACCGTAGTGAACGAGATCATAAATTATATTTAGCAATGCGCAAATATGGTCCCGACTCTTTCTCATTTGAAGAACTATGCTGTGCCTTGTCTTCAGAACAATTAAATGAGTTAGAGAAAGACTTTATTAAAGAATATAATAGCTTCAACAAAGGTTATAATATGACTATTGGTGGAGATACGGTTTCCGAAGAAACAAAACAAAAACTTTCTGCTAGGTTTAAAGGTAGAAAGATTGAATGGTATAATAAGATTCTTGCAAGTAGAAAACAAAATAAACAAGATAAAACAATTAAATATCATTCTCTCTTAACTTCCTATGGTACAATTATTGAAGTACATAATTTATCTGATTTTTGTAAATCAAATAAAATGGATATAAGTAATTTGTATCATTATAGTAAGAAAGATAAGTTTCTTAAAGGGTATTTGTGGTTAGAAAGTTCAACGACTAGCTCGTAAGAGCGTAGGGACTAAGCAGTCTCGAAATGGAAGATACCTTGTAATCTCATCAAGGTAAAGATATAGTCTGTTCTGCATAGGAATATGCAGCGGAGAAATTAGTGTACCATATCCTAATTTCCGGGAATAGTGTAGCGAACTATTTTGAACACAAAGGGTGTCAAAGCGTGGTATGGTCAGGCTTACAATGAATATCCTGTTGAATGGGATAAGTTATTTGAAAAAGAAACTTCTCGCCGAGCTTTTGAAGAGGTTGTAGGTACTTCTGGTTTTGGTCTTGCAGTAGTTAAGCATGAAGGTGCTCCAATTACTTTTGACTCAAGTCGTCAAGGTTTCACCAGCCGCTTCCAACACGTTACCTATGCACTAGGTTTTGTGGTTACTCGTGAAGCATATGAAGATGACCTTTATGATGTAGTTGGTAAGCAAAAGGCTCAGTCCCTTGCTTTCTCAATGCGTCAGACCAAGGAAATTGTTGGTGCTAATATCTTTAACCGAGCTTTTAGCACTTCCTATGTCGGTGGTGATGGTGCCTCACTAATTGCTTCCGCAGGCGGTGGTGGTTCAGCCTCACACCCCAACGTAGCCGGTGGTACTTTCACTAACGGTGTAGCAACTGCTGCTGACCTTAGTGAAGCTTCTCTAGAGCAAGCTGCAATTGATATTGCTGGTTTCACTAATGACCGTGGTCTAAAGATTGCTGTTCGTCCTCGTAAACTTGTCATTCCTAAGGAACTGATGTTTGAGGCAGATCGTATTCTCAAGACCGAGGGGCGTGTTGGTACTGATCTAAATGATATTAACGCCATTAAAGCTCGTGGTCTAATCCCTGAGGTTGTGGTAAATCACTATCTCACTGACACCGATGCTTGGTTCATTCTAACTGATGCTCGTGATGGTCTGAAGTATTTTGAACGTCGTGGTGATGCTTTTGCCATGGATGAAGACTTTGACACTGAAAATGCCAAGTACAAAGCCACTGCTCGTTATAGCTTTGGTTGGGTTGATCCCCGTGGTATTTACGGCAGTCCTGGCGCATAATAAATAAGGAGTAGAGATGGCAGCACGTCCACAAGAAACTGTCTCATATACTACTCCTCCAGCAATTGAGCTTCTTTCTAAAACAGTAAAGATTGCTCGCACCGACACAACTGCATTTAATGCTTTTGTGCTTCCTAAAGGTGTAGTTATTGCTGGTGCGTATGTTATGGGCACCACGGCTTCAGATGCGGCTTCTTCAGCCACTGTTAGTGTAGGTAGCAACCCAGGTACTACAAATGAGTGTGTTGCAGCATTCAGTGTAAAAACTAACGGTGTAGGTTACTTTGCTACAGGTGCTCAAGGAGGTACATCCATGGGCAGTCAGCTCACTGCTGATACCCTAATGAAAGCTGTTTATGCGGAAACAGGCACAGCGTCTACCACAGGTGGGCCTTGGCTTGTTAAAGTAGAATACTACTACCCCCAACAAGGGAATAGCTGGTAAACCTGAAGAGGGGTTTCTGTAAAAGGAAATCCCTTTTCTTTTATATTATGGAATCAATAGCACTAACACTTTTCTTAATTAATGCTTTACAAGGACTTGCTATGTATTTTATGAAAATTGCTCACGATAATACAAAAGAAAGACTGGCTAGTCACCAACAAAGTATTGATGAGATTAAAGATAAATATTATAAGAAAGAAGAGTTTCGAGAATTTAAAGAAGAACTCTTTAATCGGCTTGATAAAATGGAAAATTCGTTTGATAGAAGATTTCAAGAAATGAATAAATAAGGAAGGGTTTGGAAAATGAGTCAAAACGTTTTTGTTAAAAGTGGCCGGGTAATAGACTTATTAAAAAATGCTACCACGACTACTACAGGTCCTTGGATGTTTAAAGATGCTCCTAAAGCTGCTATTCAAGCTACTGTAGTAGGCACTGGTGCAGTGAGTGCCACTATTACTTTTGAAGTTAGTAATGATGCTACTTATGCAATTTCTACCTTACTAGGCACTATCACATTGTCTGGTACTACGAGTGCTTCTGATGGTTTTACTACTGATGCTCCTTGGAAATATATTCGTGCTAATGTTACAGCAATTAGTGGTACTTCGGCCACTGTAAATGTGAATCAAAGTGTATGACAGTTACTACTAATTATTTAGTTACGGGTAATGGAATTACTGGTTCCACTGCAAACCAAGTTCAAGCCCTGGTGTCAGGGGGTGGGAATGTCCCGACGTTCGTGCGCAATCCGTCCGCGCTGCGGCGAGCCCAGCGGCGTTTGACTGACGGGATCAACACCTACAAGAACATCGGCGTCTTCGGTGACTCCCTGATCGCCGGCACGGGGGCGACGGGTGGCGCCAATGCAGACGAAACCGGCGACACCTACGGGCTTGTGGGTCGCCTGCGGTATTTCCTGAACTCCGCGCTAGGCACCAAGGGTGGCGGCTGGATGAGCGCACAAGACTTGCGCGTCACCAAGTCGGGTGGCGCTGCGCTTGCCGGATATGGGCCGCTATACAGCTCATCGCACAACAACACGCGAACCCTTACCGCGTCCGGGCACACTTTGAGTTTCGCCCTGCCGTCATGCACGGCATACGATGTTTCGACTTGGGAAGACTTTACTGCCAACTATGGCCGCACGACCAGCCAGTTCAGTTATGGCACTGACGGCGGCGGCGCGACCACGTTGAGCGGTGCGGAAACGTCTGGCGCCAACAGCACGTTCCGTCTCATCGCCGGCCCTACCGGGCTGAGTGACTCCACGCACACGGCGCTGTTGTCTTGGGTGGCCGGCAACAACGCGATCAACGGTCTGCTGTACCGCTACGCTACGGGCATCAATGTGCTGCGGTACGGTGTCGGCGGTTTCACGTCGGCTGACATCCTGGGCCGCACGCTGTCGGCGGCGGGCATTGATCGCATCAAGCGCGCTAACTATCAGCACATCCCGCTGGACGTTGCCATTGTGCGAATCAGCCATAACGATTGCAGCCAGCAGATCACGCAGGGCACCACGCCTGCGGTCACGGTGAGCAATCTCAACGAGGTCATCACGCTGCTGCGCGCCAACTCGGGCTCGCCCATCATCATCCTGATGACGGACCCCGCGACCAGTGCAACGCCTCCGGGATCGTTTGCATATGAGGACTACTGGGAACCAATCGCTGCCATCGCTACCGGATCGGATGATGTGTGCGCCATCGTCGCCAAAGACTTCCTTGGTACGTTCGCACAGATGACTGCGGACGGCACGATTGCTGACACGGTGCACCTCAACAACCGAGGCTATGCGGCCGAGGCGCAGTACCTGGCGCAGGTGCTGCTGGCCGCGCAGCCGCGCTGATTCCAAGCCCCTGCCGGTAATTATCAAAAGAAAGAAAACTAATAAATGAAAAAGGTGAGTTGGCCTGGGTATGGATGGAAATTTAGTTGCCATCGTTGTGGTTTTTGGTTTCCTTCAACAGAAATCAGACAAGAATGGACTGGTTTACAAGTATGCCATTCTTGTTGGGAACCACGACATGAGCAAACATTAATTAAAATTAGAGGAGAACAAGCTTTTCCTAAAATTGTCTCTAAAGATGGGACAGATACTTTTGTACAGTTTTGTGATGTAGTTACTAGTAGTGGTTATCCAGGACTTGGTACTACGGATTGTATGCAAGTAGGAAATGATTCTGTTCCATATAATACTTTAGTAGAACTTTATACAAACGGGCACGGAGATACTTAATGGCTACATCTGGAGTATATACATTTCAAATGACCCGTGACCAGATTATCACGGCAGCTTTACGTAAACTAGGAGTTATTGCTGAGGGTCAGTCTCCTTCTGCTACTAACCTTACTGATGGACAACTAGCAGTTAATGGTGCAATTGCACAATTAAAAGGGCTAGGAATGCCTTTATGGGCTCGTAGTGAATATACTTTTACTCCTACTACTAGTCCTTATACTATTGGTACTGGGATGACTCTAAATACACAATTTCCTGTTAAACTCTTACAAGCTTTTAGGACAGAGAATAATGCTAAAGTACCTATGGAAATTGTGGCTCGTGAGACTTTTAATATTCTGCCTACTAGTTCCAGTGGTACTCCTATTAAAGTTAATTATCAGCCTTTTATTAATTCTGGTATCGTTAGTCTTTGGCCTACTCCTAGTAGTACAAATATCTCTACTGTTACATTAGTATATCAAAGACCTTTTCAGTATTTTACATCTGCAAGTGAAACTGTAGACTTTCCAGAAGAATGGCAAATTCCTTTAATTTATCAAACAGCAGTATTACTTGCTCCTGAATGGGGCATTCCTTTACAAGATAGACAATCTCTTCGTTCTGAACTTAAAGAATATATAGAAATGGCTACTTTTGTAGGACAGGAGGACGCATCGCTATTTATACAACCTGAGAGAAGAATGTAAGTATGTTTAAGGATAAACATAATGGCTTTTAATCGAGCACCGACTGTTGATACTTATTCTTCCCAACGAGTTTCTTTGTTTCGTGAAATTGCTTTGCGAGATGGGGGAGCTAGTGGGAAGGATGAGGATTATTTAAACTGTTTTACAGAAATTGTTAAACAAAGTAAAGCAGGGGACAACCGTAGATTTATTGTTAAACGTAGTGGTACAACTAGTGCAATTGCTTCCGTTGCTTCCAGTAATATTCGAGGGATGTATTACTGGGTAGACCAGACTAAACTACTTTATTGTGTAGGTAGAAATGTTTATGTGTATAATGTTTCTACGGCCTCTTCAACTACTTTAACAAATGCTTTTGCTACTAGTACAGGAGATATTGGTTTTACAGAGTTTTTATATGATGATGGTACAGTAAAAATTGTAGCAAGTGATGGTAGTGCTACAAGTGGTATTATTACCATAGATTCTGCAAACACAGTAGTAACTTGTGCAGACACTGATTTACCAGCACATGATCCTCATATTGTTTTCTTAGATGGTTACTTATTTGTTGTTAAAGACAATAGTAGTATTATCTACAATAGTGAGAATAACAATCCATTATCTTTTACTACTGATGCTATTATTGCTCCTGAACAAGAACCTGATCTTGTAGTACGTTTAGCAAAGATTAATAACTATTTACTAGCTTTTGGTACAAATAGTATTGAGTATTATTGGGATGCTGCTAATGCCGCTCCTGATAGCCCAATGCAAAGAAACGATGCCCCAATTAAAATTAATAGTTATCTTGCAGGTTTTGCAACATATGGTAATCAGATTTTCTATATTGGTCTAGATGCTGCCGGACAGCCTGATGTTTTTAAAATGTCAGACTTTAAGTTGGAAAGCATTGGCAGCCCTTCCATTAGTAGATATTTAAATACTGCTACAGATAATATTTCTAGTTGGGTAGGAGCAGTGGTTTCTTTTCAAGGACATAGTTTCTATGTAGTAAATGCTGGTACAAGCAAAAGCTGGGCAATTGATCTAGAAACAGGATTAGTCACACGATTTGCTTTTCAGGCAGGAAGTACCTTTGATATTTTACATTCTGTGAATATTATCACGACAACCTCCGCCAGAACTTATTTTTGTTTAGATAATTCAACATCTGCTATTTATAAATTTGATGAAAGTTTATACAGAGATAATGGTACAAACTTTACTGTGCAGTTTATTACGGAAGCAAATGATTTTGGAACTTTAAATAGAAAAACTATGAAACGTCTTTCTATTTTAGGTGATAGGCCAGGAGCAGTTAGTAATATTTCTGTTAGTTGGAGTGATGACGATTATCAAAGTTATTCAACAGCAAGATCAGTAGACTTGAACCAAGACCTTCCTTGTTGCTATCAGCTTGGTTGGTTTAGACAAAGAATTTTTAAATTCTCTTATACAGATAATTATCCTATGCGAGTACAGGATATAGAAGTTGATATAAATAAAGGAACGGCATGACTGCTTCAATTAATTTTACTTCAGGAACAGTTGTTACCACGGCTTGGGCAAATGCAATTGATGGGTTTGTCTTTGATCGTTTTGCTTGGGTGGATGCTTATGGTGCAGTAGGTGACGGAATCACTGACGATACTACTGCTTTTGAGGAAGCTTCCGCAGCAAGTGATTTTATTCTCCTCTCTCCAGGAAAAACCTATCTAGTAGATGCGGGAGGCTATCCTACTAAACGGGCTGTTATTCACAAACAAGATGCTTCTTCTGTAATTATTTCTGGTTATGGTGCTACTATAAAATTTAAAAATAGTGCCACAGGTCCAGCAGGTCTCAACTTTATTGAAGTTGAAGACTGCAATAATGTAATTATTGAAGGGGTTACTTTTGATGGAAATAGTTCCAATCAAAGTTATGGTTATCATGCAGTTTCTTTATTAGGAGGTAATCATATTACTGTTAGGGATGTAGTATGTAATAATATGTACTATGATGGTATTTATATTAGAGCCTCTACTCCAGCTACTTTCTCTACTTACCCAACTAACGTAACACTAGATAATGTTATTACAGATAATTGTGGTAGAAATGGAGTTAGTGTTATTAGTGTTAATGGTCTTAAAGTTAGAGGAGGTGTTTTTTCTAATACGGTAGGTGACCCAGGAGCTGGTATTGATATTGAACCTAATGCTTCTGATGTATATGGTTGTAGAGATATTGAAATTGATGGTGTAACAATCAGAGATAATGCTGGACGAGGAATTGTAGTTACTGGTAATGCAGCCGTGTCTACTGACACTCCTTATTGTTTAAATGCACGATTAACTAACATTACAGCAAGCGGAAATTCTGCTGCACAAAATGCCTCTATAGGTGGTTGTGATATTGCTGTGTATCATTGCCCTGATTTTGTTTTAGATGGTTTTAATAACCCAGGACAAGACATAGACCCAATGGATGCAGGTTTAATCTATATCCATAATACAGCAATTAGTGTGGTGCTTAACTCTCTAACCTTTAGAGAAATTCAAACACCCACCACTACAAAAAGTCTTGTATATGTAGACTCTTCCAATAATCCTGCCCGTGTTATTAATGATCTTCATGCCTATAACTGTACAGCTACCGTAGTAAATGGTGGTAAATATTCTGACATTAACACTCTCCATGCAGAAAACTGTACAGGAGAATACGGCGTATTATTAGGAAATACTAGAGGATCATTACGTGATGCAACAATGATTGCCAGTTCTTTAGTTCAAGCTTACAATGCCTCCGGGACAGGTATTTATACTATTGATGGCTTAACTACTATTAATCCTATAGGTAGAGCTTTACGTTTGTATGTAGCTAACAGTGTAATTAGGAATGTCTCTGTTCGTCACACAGGCACTGCTGCAACACAAGCAATTTGGTTAGAGAGTATTACAAATACTAATATTAATAATGTGGAAATCTCTGATAGTGGCGGTTATTGGGCTACAACTTCTCAAGCTTGGTTAATTACTCAATCCTCTCTTTCTGGAAATAGACTTAGAGATATTTCTCCATCTCCTTTATCTGGAATAAAAACTAGTTATGATCCTGCTGACCTTACAGATGGTAGTGCTACTTCTACTACAGTGACATTACTAAGAGCCGATGTAGGGGATGCTTGTCGTGTTAAAACCACTATAAGTTTAGCAGGCATTATGGCTTTTGCTAGTATTACATCGGCCAATACTGCTACTGTCACTTATTTTAATAAGACAGGTGGATCAGTTAATTTAGGTTCTCATGATTTAACAGTAGAAGCAATTAAATGAGCTATAAACTCCCTCCTCTTCCTACCGGAATTGCTCCAGGAAGTGGTTACTGGAATGATTGGTACGAAAAACTTAGAAAGCTGGTAAACAGTATTGTAGATGGTTTAGCACATAATCTTCTTTCGGGCTTACAGGGAGGGACGTCAGGAGAATATTACCATTTAACTTTAGCCGAAACTACCAAAGTAACCAATGCAGAGCTAACTTCTAATAAAAATATTGCTTCGGGTTATGCTGGCTTAAATTCTGTATCTCGAATAACTAAGGGTGCTGATATTACTGATGATCTTGTTATAGACCTTGCTACTAAAGGTTTAGTCTTAAAAGATACTGCCGGTACTCCGCATTATTGGAGAATCACAGTAACTACTGCAGGAGCACTTATAGTTACTGATTTAGGTACAACTAAACCGTAAAGGAAAACTATGCCAGACTATTCATGGTATGATACATCACAAGTTATAACTCCAGGAGCGGAGAGTGCCGGTATAGGTAGTTCTGTTCCTGAATGGCTTACTTCTACAGGTAATTTAGGTTTATTTGATTCAGACACTTTCTCTAATCTAGGATATGGTGGAGACTTGTTCTCTAGAGAAGGAAGTGGTTTAGATAGCTCACAGATTGTTTCTCCTGAATTTTCTAATTGGATGCAACAACAGGGATACTCTATCACTCCTTCTTCTCAAGGATATTCTACTTTAGCAGATAAAGAAGGAAAAGAACTTTCTCGTGCTTATGGTAGATTTAATGATCCCTTGTTTGGTTCATTAGTAGATATTGGTGTAGGTGCTGTTACTGGTGGAGCATTAGGAGGAGGGGGTTTAGCTGGTGGTTTTGGCATGTCGCCTGGGGCTTTAGCAAACATGGTAAATGCTGGTGCTGCTGGTATGTTTCGCTCTCCTGAAAATCCTTTACAAGGAGCTGCTCAAGGAGCAGTTACTGGGGGTTTAAGTAGTGGTGTACAAGCATTAAACCCAGCTCAATATGTAGGCATTGAAAGTCCTTCCTTAGCCGGAATGTTTAATAAAGGCGCTGGCAACTTTACTGGTGCTTTGGCTTCAGGGGCTAACTCTTCTCAAGCATTGTCCTCTGGTGTTACAGGAGCACTTACATCTGGTCTTAACTCAGCAGGAAAAAACATGAGCGACTATTTTAAATCTTTGTTTGCAGACTCTTCTCCAGATGCTTATGGTCTTTCTGGTGATCCGGCTATGAATGCTTCTTATGGAAGTAATTATACACCTACAGGTGCTGGGGTATTACGAGACAGTGGTCTTGGTCCACAAATGAGTTATGTGCCTCCTAGTTCAAGTAATTTTTCTACTTTACAGGACATGATGCTTCCTCAACTGTCTAGTGATCCTAGACAGAATGCTTCTTATCCTGAAGGGGGTTACAAACCTAATGGTGTGAGTGTTCTTGAACAATCTGGTTTACGTCCTGAAATGAGCTATGCTCCAGGTCAAGAGATGATGCCTTTTCTTCGTAGTTTTACCGCTGATTCTGGTATTCAGTCTGCTGCTCCCTCGTCTAGTGGGATGGCTGATTTTGGTGGGAAACTTGGTAACTTTGCGCTTAATAATGCTGGCGATCTGGTAAGCATGTTGTATGGTATTTATAACAATAGAAAACAACGTGGTGCTTTACAAAATCAAATTAACGGTCTTCAAGGACTTTATTCACAAAATAGTCCATATGCTCAACAACTACGTGGAAAACTACAAGCACAAGCAGCAGCTAAGGGCACTCGTCTAAATACTTCAGGTAGAGAAACACAACTACAAGCAATGCTAGCCGATAGAGCTTCTTCTTTAGCCCCTTCCCTGTATCAAATGCAACAAGGTGTTGGAGGTATGGATAATAGAATGCTAGACACTGTTTTAATGGGTATGAATAAGATGGGTGGTTGGAAAGCACTGTCTGATCTATTTAAGGGTTAATCATGGAAAACTTAGAACAACTCTTTAATACAGGTAATCCTTTCATGACTCAACGTGGTATGGAGTTCATGGACCTAGCTAAACAAAAGAAAGAGGCTGACCTCCAAAGCCTTCTAGGAGCCGAGCAAAGGGCTCAGGCTATGCAGCCCTTAGAGATGGAAAATAAACGCGCTACAACTCGTTTAAACGCCTCTACAGCAGCTCTTAATGAGAACAGTCTACAAGACAGAATGAAGAAGTCTTTCTATGAGCTAGCAGAGAAAGATCGAGAAAAAGTAAATGAGGATATGAATAGACGGTTTCAAATTGCTTCTGCAATAAAAGCCAATGGTGGCCAAGTACCTCTAGCCTTACAAGCACATATTCCTCAAGAAGAACTACAATATTACACTGGTCCTAATTTAGACAAAACTCTTTCTATTGGTAAAATCTTTATTGAGAATTCTCCTAAATGGTTAGACCAAAGAATGAAAGAAGACGCGGCCACTAAACGCGCCCGTGAAGTTGCCTTAATTGCTGCACAAAGCAGACTGGATGTAAAAAATGCTGGGACAGGTTCTACAGGGACAGATAGTAATTCTGTTAGAAATCAATTGCTTAAATTGAAGAAAGCTTCGGAAAAGATAGCTCATCTTAAAACAGTGTTACCCGCTATGTCTCCTGAAGAACAAGAACAATGGAAACCTATCTATATGGCACTGAGAAAACAAGCTGAAGCAGAAGCTAATGCTCGTATGGCTGGTCAAATTGATTTAGCTGGTGCGACTAAAGGAAAGGTTCCTGTAAATCCTGCGGTGGACCTGGGGGATGCTTCTGGTGCTGCTGCATCTAGACCAGAAAGACAGAGTGCTACTGAAAGAATTACTATTTATAAAGATGGTAAACCTGTAGGAACTATTCCTGCTTCACAAAAAGAACAAGCTATTCAACAAGGATACTCACTTAAATAATGGCTAAACTTGACATTCAACCCATTAAGAATTATTGGCAGGATGATCTAGATATACAACCTCTAGATATTCAGCCAATAAAAGAAGAACCTTCTTTAGGGAGAAAAGTAGTAAGTGGTTTAAAACAATCCTTTGCTGGATTGGGTAATACTATGGATACAGCAGGGGCTATGCTGTCACAAGGTATTGGACAATTAGTAGGAGCAGCACCTGACGAAAAGATTTTTGAAGAACTACAGAAAAGAAAACAATTACGGAATGAATGGGCACAAGACGTAGACCCTGGTTTTGTAGGTAAAGCTGCGGGTATGATAGGGACACTTCCGGCTCAAGTGCTTGCCATGCCTTTCTCTGCTCCTGAAACAATGACTACTTTTATTGATAAAGGGGAGCCCCTTCCGAGAGCTTTAGCAGCAGGCGCTGTAGATTCTATTGGTAACGTAGTAGGAATGATGGTTCCAGGTAGTGCTGGTGTTTCTAGAACAGCTCGTGCTTTGTCTGGTGGTGTGATTAATGCTGCTCAAGATACCGCAACTAAACTAGCTCTCTCTAACATAGCTCAAGGACAAGAAGCTAAAGACGTCTTTGCTCCTTCTTTTGAGTCAGCAGCTCTTGCTGCAATTCCTGGTGCTGGTTTTGGTGCTCTTACAAAAGGTAAACCACAAATACAAAAACCCCTAGGGCCTGATGCTGATTCGGTATTACGTACCGACAACACCACAACCGAAGGGGTTTTAGGTAAAGAACGTGCTGGAGAAATTGATTGGGATTATTATAAACAGAGACAAGCTGAAGCAGAGAGTTTAAAGCTACAAGAACAAGAGGCTGCCATTAAACAGCAGCAACTAGAATCTTTAAAAGCAGCAGAACGTCAAGTATTAGACGAACAACGTCGTGCTCAACTACAAGAGATCATTGCTCGTGTAGAAGAACAACAGCGTATGGACAAGCTGCAAGTAGAAGCAGAGAAGTATGTAGCTGAGAATGAACCAAGTCAGGTAGGTCTATCAACAGGTGAGGGTAAGCCTTCTGTGGCTGACCCTAAGAGACCTAGATATGTGGCTCCTCCACAGCAACCTGCTCCTCGCATGGACCCAGCTCTTGCTTTAGGGGAAACAAGTCCCTCTGTTAAGGACCCAATAAGAAAAACTCTTCCTGAGAAACTACCTAATGATCCTTTTGGTAGTTTAATTGGTAACCAACGTATTAGTAAATTTAAACAGGGTGGTGGTATTGACCCTGACCTACTTACTTTTGGTTTAGGTAAATTGTTAAAAGGATGGTATACAGGAAATAAAACACCTGATGTAGATTCTCTAGATACTCCTCATTCTTCTGAAACTATTGCTGTCAAACAGGATAAGGCAAATAAAGCACAAGCTGTTGGAATTAAGAACTCTGTTTATTCCGATATTACTACGTTAGATCAAGTTAAAGCATTACCTGGAAAAGATTTAAATGCTTTTACTACACAACAACTAGGAGCTGGTGTTGAAGGGGCTTTACGTAGAAATACTCAGAACAAGCTACTACAGTATGTTTCTACCTTAAGAACTAAAGCTGAAGCAAACACTAACTATTTCTTACGTAAATATGTTACAGGTAAAGATGGGTTTAACATTACATATAAAGACCTATCTGATACTGACATTGTAAGAGCCCATGAAGTCGCTCTAGCTTTAAACAAGAACGGTGTAGACTTCACTCCAGAAGTTGGAGCAAAACTACAACTTCCTAAAAACATTGCTGACTTTTTAGCTTCTCGTCAGAGAATGACTGATGGGGAGTATGAGCTGGGAGAAAAGGTCAATAAAGAACTGGGTTTGTCTCACTTTAAACGTCGAGGTGGTGTAGCTCGTGCTAACTTTGATAATGCCTATTTGTCTATTGTAGGTAAGTGGGAAGGAGAAGGTAGCAACAAACGATTTAAACCCTACACTGTTCTGAATGCCAGCACCCTTTGGGAATATAGAAAAGCCCTTGAGTGGTGGAATAAAGAGAAAGCAGCCAAAGGATTAAACGACTACGAAGTTAGAGAAATTAATAAGGGCAAGGGATTAAATACCAATACTGATAAAGCTTATGCTCGTCCTATGGACGGTTTGGCTAAACTTATGTCAGAACTAGCAGAAATTAATCCTGACTTTAAAGATGCTAAAACTGCTGTAGAAGAGTACATTAAAGGTTCTACTAAAAAACTAGGTAAGTATGATGTACACACCTTAACACAAACAGGAGTGGGCGGAGCTATTGGTAGAAAACCATGGCAAGATACTTTAACTAATGCTAAACAATTCTTTAAAGGGGAAGTAGAATCTTTTGACCAAGGATTTAGATATTGGAATTATCAGGGCGTTTTAAATGGTATTGCTAAAGCTATTGCTGATCCTGAGATTGCTTCTAAATATGAGAACACAATTCCTTATCTAAAGCAATATAAAGGAAACCTGGATGGTTCGGGTTTAAACGAGTTTGGTAGTTTAGCCAACGCTGTGGTAAATGCTGCTATGACCCCCATAGGTGCTAGAAATAGTTCAACCCCTAGAAAGTTTATGTCCGAAGCTCGTAAAGCAGCTTCTTTCCTTATGATGGGTGTCCATGCTCCTACTTTCGCTGCTGTACAACTTACACAATATTGGACAGGGGGTATTCCAGAAGCATTACGTATTGCTAAGGATATGGATATTTCTGCTGTTAAAGCTACAGCAGATAGCTTTTCCAAGTTCTTTGTTACTCGTCCTTATCTCTGGTTAGCAGATGCTACAGGTAAACTGGATCAAATGAAATTTATTGATCCTACTATCAGAGATGCCTACAAATGGATGAAAGAGCATGGTATTTCAGACTACAATGAAGTAGTACAAAGCCATGAAGCAGCGAACAATCCGAAGCTTCAAAAAATAGAAGACGTCTTAGGGGCTCCAATGACCCTTCCTGAAATGGTTACACGTCCTACAGTATTTCTATGGTATGTAGATTTAATGAAGGAAAAGCTAAAGGGCGAAGAACTATACACTGCTGCTAAGAGAGCTACAGATTATGCTATGACTAATTATCATAGAGATGAAGCTCCTCTTATCTACAATCGTTCTGGTGTTTTAGGAGAAAACATTGGTGGTTTGAAGAAGTTTGTTCATAATGCTGTAGATCAACAACTAGCACGAGGTATGGAACTTACCAAGTATCCTGCTGCTTTTGCTGCTACTATGGGCTTTACAATAGCCTTACAAGGTCTTACCGGTGTCATGGGTTATCAAATGGCTGACCAAATGAGTCAGTTGTTTACAGATAAACCTTTACGTCATTGGTTAGAACAAATGACTTCAAATAAGAATATTCTTGATGGTGTGTTATCAGCCCAAACTGGTTATGACTTTCAAACACGATATTCTTTAGCACAAATTGTTCCTAATAATTTAGGTGAGACTATTGCAGGTCCACATATTATGAAACTAGCAGACATTCTTTCTGCTGGATATACCTATGCTAAAGACCAGGATGCTAAATCTTTTAATGAGCTTATTCGTGCAGCAGCACCTAGTGGTATGGGTGGCTATGTAGAAGATGCTCTTTACATGGAAGATGGTTATGTGTTAGATAAGGAAGGACAGCATAAGTATGAACAACCACGTACACCTAAAGAACAGTGGGTTCGTAAACATACAGGTATTCGTCCTTTAAGAGAAAGGCTCGAAGACGAAAACCTCTATGCTACTAAAAAGCTAGAAGCAAAGCTTAATGATAAACAGAAAGATGCTTACAGCCGAATGAAAGCTAACGTAAACTTTGATGATCCTGAAGGTTTTGATAAAGCCTATGCAGATTATCAAGAGTATGGAGGTGATCCTAAAGTTATTGAAAAGCTTTTAAAGCAAAACGCTGAAAAAAGAAATCTATCAGCAAGACAGAGAGCTTCCATGACTCCAGGTAAAAGTGTTAGCACAATAAAAAAATATGAAAGGTACTGGGAAGATTAATGGAAGAAGAATGGAACAAACTTAAACAAACCTCTCTTGGAGAGGATTTATACAATTATCTTTATAATAGACAACAACTTCCTCAAATAAAGCGTACCTATTATTTAGGTGATGGCGTTAGTGGACACTATACTCCAAGTGATAATACAATTGAACTTTTACATAGAGCAGGACTAGGTACATTTACCCATGAAATGGGGCATGCTGCTGATACAGCTTTAGATAAGCAATATTATAACAGAACTACCTCTTGGAATAAACCAACTGAATCCACACAATTTACCGAGGCTTATGACAAATTAAAAGGAACCACAGCTAACTCAGGATATGCTCAAAATAGACAAGAAATGGCTAGACGTTTGAGTAAAGAATGGTTAGAAAAAAATAAAGAGTATCGAGGTTCCAATAGAGAACTTTTAGGATGGGCTTTAGGAAATACTGTAGAACCAGACCAGCAGTATTCCCCTCCGAACCATTTAAATACTACATTAGCTACGGAAATGGCTATTTTATTAGATTTAGCTACAAGAGAGCAAGTACCCGGTAAGAAAAAACCATTTAATCTACTAGACTTATTTAAGTAATCTGTTCCAGAAATGAAAAAAGGCGCAAAGGGTTTCCCCAATGCGCCTTTTCTTTTGTCTAAATTTTAAATAAGTTCGCAGGCTCCGTTTACACAAGCCAACTCATGCATTGAAATTGTAGCATCGTCTACTTCAAAAGCATTAAAAGCATTCCAATCAATTTGAGGGAACTCTTCTACTGCTTTAGTATATTGTGTCTCTGTAATGTCTTGGTAAGGGGCTTGTGGATAGATATGATCACTATGTGGGAGGAAACTAACGCCCCCAAGAGCATCTAGATTTTTATAAACCCAAGCACCTACTTCAAGCCATTCATCAGGTCTTACATATACTGTAATAGATGGATTATGTTCACACCAATTTTGTTGGAACATGAGATAATGCTCTAATTGTTGAATAGCTTTAATTTCATGTCGAGTGACGCACCCATCCGGGGCTTTAATTGGGAAACTCAAAACTAAGTTATTTTTATTAAACATATCCTCTTCACAAGGCACTCCACTTTGTTGTAAAAAGATTGCCAAAGGATCTTTAACATCAGCCCGCACTGTTCTAATATAGAAAGAGTTATGTCGAGGATGGATGCCGGAAGCAGAATCAACAAGTTGACTAACCGTTCCAGAGGGTTTGACTGTGGTAATAGATACGCTGGGAGAGATATGTAGCTTTTCAGCCCAGTCTTGATTTGTTTTAATAGCATGCTGTTTTAGCCATCGTAAAATACCTTTAGTATCATTGCACGTTTGTTTTAGTTGTGGATGATCCATAATACCAGTGAGAGAGACACCAAGAAGTCGCTCTTCTTCGGCATTTTCTTTCCACTTCTTACGAATATACTTGTAGTCAGTTAGTGTACTTTGGAATGTTCCAATGATTGTAGCAATTTCAACTTTTCTTTGTAAGTCAGTCTCAGTATCTGAGGCTCGAACAACCACTTCAGAAAGGTTGCAGAAGCCATTCGGTCTAAGAATAATTTCTCCGCATGGATTAGTTCCGAAAGCCACGTCACTTTTTCTCCGTCCTGTTCTTTCAGCTTGTTTAATAGCTGCACGACGATTAAATATTCCTCGCTCTCCTGACTTACTCTCCACCAATGCCAACCACTCTTTGATAAACGTCTCCATATCTGGCTTTTCTGTATATGCTGTTGAAATATTTGCCAAAGAACGCTGTTTATCATCTACCCACCACTGTCCATTTTTATAGTTACGCATACGTTCATCTGACAAGTTGCTAAGACAGATAAGGGCTGAACGTCGTACACCTCCGACAACCACGACTTCTGCGGTTTTACAGACAAGATCAGAGCATTCGACAGATGTAAGTTTTCTGCCAGCGGCTTTTGTAAAGAGTCCAACAGTGAATCTAAAGAGTTCTTCGAGTGGAGCTGGACCACTGGCTCTACCCCCAAACGTCTTAAGTCTCGCTCCCGCAGGACGAACTTTAGAGGTATCCCATTTAGGGACCTGCCCTTGATATAACAGACTGATAAGTTGTCTGAATGCTGAGGACCATCCAGCTTTAGAGTCAGCAACATGGATGACGGTATCTGTATAACAGAATTGTTCAGAAACTTCGGGTAGTTTAACAATGTCTTGCCTTTCTACACTATAACCAACTCCAGTGCCATTCATTAGAATGTACATGATTTCATCAAAAGCCCTCACATCATCTACAGGAAGATAAGAGCAATTAAATCCGGCAATGTTGTCTCGTTCTAATGCAGGCCCAGCAGTCATCAGAGCCCTCATAGAGGGCATTACTTCTTTATTATAAATAGCGGTATAAATAATATTGTAGGGAAATGTATCAGGATAACGCTTTTGCCAAAAATCACAGTAACGTTTGACTGTTTCTTCCCAAGTTTCCCGTCTACCTTTTTCTTCTAACCATCGAGCATATCGACTTTTGTGAATATATTCTGCATAATCATGGTTTACTTGCATCAGTGTCCTTTTCTACTAATTTTTCTAAACCCTTTTCAAGTTGAAACAGGGCATGTTTAAAATTGTGAGCTTCTCGTTCTACTCCAGTGACTAGCCAGTTTAGTTCAATGTCTTTATATTTATTCTCAATTGCTCTAATACCGTCTACACCACCACGTAAATATTGTGTATCGTTTGTTAGATTACTACGAATCTGTGCAATAAAATCAACCAAGTAAAGAGGGTGCAATGTTAGCTTCTTTCCATTTCTGTTGTTCTTCTTTAGGAGACTTACTTAGAGGACCACAGATAATAGCTTGTCCATGTTCATCCATAATAATGCCTCCTACAGAGCATTGGTTATGATAGGCTTTAATACCTTCAAGTAGGGCCTTGTCCCATAAGAGCTTTCCAACTATAGGTAAACTCAGTAGGGATGCTAGCAGCAATGAGGCTAGCCACTTCTCTAGTAGCGTTTTGGGCATGAAAATCCAATCGTTGTTTACAGACACGGGCAAAGAACATTAAACTACCTGTCCACCACCATTCGGTCATACAGTTTAATGGAAGCACCATACGAGCTTCTTCAGGAGCAACACCATCATGAAGCATTGATTGATAGGTAAGTAAACATTGCTTTACACAGTCTTGTGGATAATAGTCTTTAAGTTCTACAACTTCTTCTGAAGCACCTTGTTTAGCATTCTCCGGCTTTTTATGCCATAGTGTAGGAAGGTAAAACTCAGGTTCCTCATCCACATACCTGCGCGATACTTCATTCCACACACCACCCACCTGATGTTTAACAAGCTGACGCGCCACGAAGATAGGCGCTTTAATACGAAACGTAAGGCTGTTGTGGGCAAAAGGACTCCAGTGATTGTGCTTCGCTAGATAGTTAATTAGTTTAATATCTTTATCAGAGAGGTGTTCATTATAACGCCCATCATGTTTGATATCGTATTCCCAATCACTTTCTTTGTTGAAAGAGACTCGTGCCGAATTAGTTACAGTTAAATCTGATCCAGTATAATCGAGCAATTCTACATTAATATTAGAAATTTTCATAATATTTTCCATTTTTAATTTTATTTAACGTAGTTCTAGTGACACCTAAATCTAAACCTAATTGCTGAACACTTCCTGGAGCTGCTTTTTTACCTTTTAATGTCGAATAAAAATCTCTCACCAATTGGACCTGTTTTGGAGAAAGTTTAGCATTTAATGGAGTAGTACCTTGTGAAGCTCTTGCTTTTTTGGCAGCACTTTGTCTAATTTCTTTAGATTTGTCTAAATTATTTTGAGAGTGTGTTCCTAGTCTAATATTACTAATATGGAAGTTTAAAGTATTACCATCTAAATGCCTAATCACTAAACTTGGTGTAAAACTTCTCTCTCCAAAATAGCAATAAGCTGCAAATTGATGACAAGGAATACCATAAGGCTTTTTAAAAGAACCGGTATAAGTAAAAGTTGGATATTTTTGATTGCCATATAATGAAATTTTTAGCGTTTTACCGTAGGGAGATTTAATCTCTCCCTCAATTACTCTGTAACCATCTAAATGAGCACTGATAATCCTCTGTTGGGTTTTTGTTCGTGCGGCATTTACTGTGCTAAGATCACTTCCCATAAAATCAACTAAATGGACGGATTGGGGAACTATCTTCATGCTTATCCTTTTCTTCTTTACCTTCTAGAAAATCTGTAATTTCTTTCTGAGCTTCTTCGTCTTGTGCTTGACGCTCAATATATCGTTTGCGTCCATGCCGCTTTTCTGTTTCTTGTTCTTTATATGTCTTTTCTTTCAACGAAGGGCCTCTTTAAATTCTTCTAGTTTGTCTAAAATAGCACCACCTAACACTTCCACTAAATCATACATAGTGTAGTCTAGTACATCAAGCATTTCATACACATCCATTTTCTTAGCAATTTCATCTTTTACGTCATCTAGTTCATTAGGCATTTTTATTATCCATCATTGTCTCCATTATTATCTTGTGCGTCTCTTGCCCAATCTTTCATTACATGAGTAATATCTTTACTTTGTGTTTCAATCAGTTTCTCAATAAAGTGAATGGCTTTGTGCAGGTCTTCTACACCATTCTTTTTCTTCCATCGTGTAAGATATTTAATAGCTGTGCCTTCTAAATAACCTAGATCGTTAGCTAAAATATAGTCCCAACATTCCATATTACTCTGATAGTGAGTTCCTCCGATCTGCTTACTTTTCATTTAACTTCCGATCATAGTTCTCTAGTGCTGCCATACACACTGCTGCTACTTGAATGAGTTCTTCACGATAATTGTCATTAAGTTCTTTACCATGACATTCAAAAATAGCTCGTGCAACCTCACCTACTTCTTCTCCAAGAATCACAAACCAATCGGGCTCACTGTGATCTTGTTTACCCCACTTAATCTCTTGTCGTTGTAGTTCTTTATAGATTAGTTCGTGGGAAACTTCTTTAAAATACTGACTAGCACTCATACTGTTGTAAGTCCTTCTTTAGCTGTTGTTCCTGTTTTACTCTTACTCCAACTACCACAATCTTTACATTGATAGCGTTGATATTTAGCTACTGTAGTGTAGTGGAAACCTCGCTTGGTTAGATTAGTGCTACCACAAACAACACAAGAATGAGGGGTGTTAGAGTAGAGAGAATTATTTGGGTGACCTTTAATCCAAGGGAGAAGTTTGTAGTAGACTTTTTCCAAAAGGACAACATCGTTTTTGTTGTAATTTTCCATTTCCTCCCATGCTTGTGGTTCTCCGTTTAAACATCTTACCCATAGTTCATGTCCCGCATGTTTAATTTTCCCACCAACTTTAAGTGCTTTAGCAACATAGTCTAGTTTGTTTGAAGGAAACCTAAACTTATAACGTGCTGTTTTAAGCAAATCAATTTGTTGGTAGGAAGCCGGAGGTGCCCAACCTTGTAGAAGAAACTCTTTATTAGCCACAGGAACGTCAAATTTAGCTCCATTGTAGTGGATGATAGCATCAGCTTCATCCATGAGCTTATAGAGCCGTTTAAGCATCTTCTTACGGGTACTACGATGTAGACTGTCAAACATCACTTCTGTATCACCTAACCATTTAGCTGCCCAACACATTACATAGCTGCTATCCATAATTTGAGAGATTGATATGTTTTGATTCCAAAGTCCCCAAACATGCACCAGGTTTGGTGATACTTCTAGGTCTAACATTAAAATTTTCAATTCGGTAACTCCACATATATTCTAAAACCACAATTTTTACAATCATAAACCTCTTCACACCAATCACCATTATCTGTATCTTTAATGTAAATCCAATTATCAGGGCCATTATGAAAACAGCATGGACATTTAAAAGAATAATTCACTGAATAGTTTCTCCATCTTCAGGCCAATCTTCATCTTCTTCTGTGGAAGCATTCATTGAGAATGCCCCTGCTTCTAGAAGAGTGTTTAAACCAATACCTAGAATGTATTCATGCTCTTCCGCAGAAAGCTCTCCTTTAAATTTAATTGTTCCATATTTGGTTCTAATTACGCGCTTTACGTCCATTATTTTCTTCCTTTGTTTTAATAGAATGACACTGGGTACATAGGACTTGCATATCATCTTTGGCACAGAACAATCGCTCTATATAATCATCCCATGAGGTAAAGCCCACATCAGGCTGTATTACAGGATATATATGATCTACTTGTACTTCTTTAGCAGGAAACTCACCACAGCATGTGGCACATAAATAGTGTTTCCCTTCTCGTCCTGTTTTTAGGTTTACTTTCTGTCCTACATATGCTTCTGCAAGACATTCGTATTTAGGAGGATAACGTGAGGTTGCTTTACGTAAAGCAGCAATGATGAAGGTATTTAGTCTTGCTTTAGTCCATTCCACTGTTTAATAGCCTCCTCTCTACTATTTCCTACCATGTTTATTGAAGAAGTGAAGGGTTTAAAGTTACACCAGTGTCTAAGAGTAACAGAAAGTAATTGATTATTCCTTCCTGTCCACATATTAGATTCATCAAATCTAAATAATCTTCCCCCACAAAAAGGACAATCTCTTAGGAAGGAGTTTTCCAATATTCCTCCTCTCTTTTTAGAATATAGAGAAGTTGTGCATTACGGTGTAGAACAACATCACTTTCATTCTGATAAATTTGTTTTACATATGCATACATATCTACTTCTTTAGTTATTTCATCAATAGGTTCCTGTAACTTCTGGATAAACTTCGGAGCTTCACTGCGTAACTTACCATCATATCCAGGAATGTTGTCTGTTCTATCTCCTAGAATCAGTTGTTTATAGAAAGTTCTTAAACCATCTAAAGGAGACACAAGGGTTTGCATTTGTTTAACCCAATTCCAGTGATACCCGGGGATTTGTAGTAGGTCTTTATCCAGCGAGCATATGCGAGAATTACCATCATATTTTGTTTGGGCAATACCTAAAGCATCATCGGTTTCAATGCCATTAACTACTGTAGCACCATACTGAGTTACTAAGATTTCTCTACAGTCTTGTAAATATGTTGGAGGAGGCTTTGTTCTATTAGCTTTATACTCAGGATATATTTCCTTTCTAAAGTTGTTATCTCCTCCAATATATACCTCAATGTCTTGTGAGTTGGTTTCTACACAAATACGAGTAATCATATCGTGAAGTCTCCATATAGCCACTTCAGGAGGTTCTAAATGTGGCTTGACTTTTGTTGGTTCACACGATGCTGCACTGCGGAAAGCTACTAAATCACCGTCGAGTAAATTAATCACAATCCTTTATACCAATCAGGGATACTAAAAGCTACATCTACCCATGGTTGTGTGTCAATACAACCGGTCATATCTATGAAGGCGCACAGTAAAATAAAAGGAAAACTAAGTGCCGTAGTAAATACTATTAAAGGCAGTCCTAGGAACTTTAGAAAACACTTTAGATGTTTGTTCATACTTTAGTAATAGTAAAACCTAGTTCAGTGTAATCATCTCGATAACCACCAAAAAGCTTAGTGATGAGACGTCTTGTGTATTTACGAGCCTCTTCATAAGAAGAAAACTTTTTGCTGTTGTAACGACGATTGTTCTTTAGGATTTTATACATTGAATCTTCCTTTTAGATTAGTCTACTTCAATATCATTAGGGAGAGAGAATACATCCTGTTTCACAGCTTCATTAGGATCAGTCATAACCCATGAATAATATTGCTGTGCTACAGCCAGAACATCTTCAGGTTTAGGAGCAGACTTAGCACCAGCGACAAGAGTATCAACAGCACTAGAAATGCTACTTTGACGGATGATGTAGATTTGCTTCTTGGCTCTTTCCTCAGGTGTCTCATAGGTGCTTTTCACTTGTACTTGTTTTCCTTGAGTTGATAGACCCTGCTGTTCTGGAACACTTCCTGGTGCTGCTTGAACAGCCTTAACCCAATCGTTAAAACCCTGTGAGTTCTTAACTACAGAGATTTCATATGTTTCTCCTGCTTTGCTGTCTGCAAGAGCTTTATAAGCATCTGCTTGAGCACCAAAAGAAAACAGTTGTTTACTTGCTACTTTACCAAAACCAAGGTCTTTGTAGTTTACTTCTAGACTTTGATAAGGCTTACCAGCCTTGTTGGTTTTAGTTGAAACAGTAGAAGTAAGAATTTGAATTTGCATTGTTTTATCCTTTGATAAAATTAATTAAGACTATAATTGTACCACATCTTGTGAGTTGTGTCAAGAGAATTTTGCTTTTAGTTTAGAAACATCTACTGCATTGTAATCTTCCGCTGCTTCCAAAGCAGCATTCCAACATGCTTTCATCCACTTTTGGAGTAGTTCTGGAGGAACATACTCATCACAAAGTTCAGCGTAAGCTCTTTCGCTAAGCAGATGAAATCCTTCTAAACCATTCCACCAAGAATCAAAAGCATCTTCCTTCATTTAATTTTCTCCATGTTTTTCATATCAGGTCCAGCCTTGACCTCGCAAGCGAGGGGCACAACCCAAGTGTAGTTGAACAGTTTTTTGATATTTTTCTGTAGGTCTGCAAACACACCATGAAACATGTGTGCTAGAGGCTCTACATAGGCACTAGGAGCGTCTACGGCTATGCTGTCGTGTACCGTAGACCTCATGAGAGTTTTGTCGATGTACGGGCTTTTTTTAAGCCTATTATAAAAACTCACACGAGCAATGGACATAATATCATGTCCGGTGCCTTGAGTGGGGTAATTAACAGCCTTGGTAATAGGAAGGTTTCCATCTTCTTTATAGGGGATAAGCCATTCTCTCCCGAGAGGGCCCACAATAGGCTGTTTTTTTGCAATGATGTTTAGGTTCTTTTTATATAGGTCGTCAATTCCTTTATATTTAGTGTAAAACTTTTCTCCAATGTCATCCCAATATTTTACTGAGGTAGAGACATGCATGAATTCTGCATCGTGCGTAAAAGCAAATCCTTTACCCCAATTATAAATGGAACGGAATAAATATTTTTTAGAAATTAATCTAGAAGGTAAATTAAAAGCTTTTTGATTATTTGAATGTATGTCTTGGCCTTCTAAAATTTCTTTAATTGCTACTTCATCTCTACTTAGTTCTGCTAGAACCCTCCATTCCAGCGCAGCAGCGTCACATGATATTAATGGCATTTTTAAAATACAAGTAAGCTTCTTCTGCTTCTTCTTTAGTTTTATACTTACCTAAATGAATTTTCTTACCCTGCACTTTACACTGAGCAGTAAAGCCGTCTCTATGTGGAGTAACTCCTAATATTCCACTCTTACTGTTTCTAGATGCCTTTGTTTTATATAAGGCGTTTTGTGTATAACTAGCATCTCTAATATTTTTCCATGTATTATCTTTTTTATTGGAATTAATGTGGTCAATTACTTCAACTGGAAATTTGCCTACCATGTACAAGTAGGCTAATCTATGTACTAAGTAACTTTTACGTTTATATTGAATCATATAGTATCCATGACTCCCCAATAGACCGGGGAACCAGTCTTTACATTGATTCCATGCAGGATTTTTATATTTAATTAATCCTGTTTCGGGATTATACTCTAAGAGTGTAAGAAGTTCACTCTGAGTCATGTTAGCCCATTGAATCCTCAGTGCATGCTTTATACCCAGCATTATAAAGACTTTCACACATCTCTTGAATAAAGTCTAGTTGTGCTGTGCTAAAAGTATCCCAAAGCAACTCTAGTTCTTCCATTGTGTAGGAAGTGTTTGCTGCTCCACTATATAGAAAGAATTGTTTACTGTGTAGTTGCATTAAGCAATTTCCCATTTAATATCTTCTGGAGTCTCAATCCACTCAGAACCATCGTACTCTTGAATACGATATTTAGTACCTTTAGGGAGTTCTTTTATAACAAGGGAAGCATAACTATCGGAAGCTTTTTCTCCTAATTGTTCTACTACTTGCACAAGAGTTTCATCTGTTCTTGATTTACCTCCATTCCATTGTGGGCTATTGGAGAGTTCTTTTCCTAAAAGAATCGCTTCTTTAGAAAGACCAAATCCACCATAACAAGTATTAATTACAATCTTTGTCATATTAATTTCCTTTAGAAAGAACTTTATTAAACTTAGCATTTAACAGTGCTGCTACTTTCTTCTCTCCTAGTTGTCGTTCTAGTTTACGAATGTGTACATCAGCAGCAGTAATTGCTAAGGCTTCTTTTTTTGATTCTATTGTCTCAGAGTTTAAGATTTTATAAGAATCATTAACAAGTTCATCCCAGTCTTTACGTTCTTGTTTATTCATTTAATCCTCATAACATGAAATAATAATATCAGCCACATCACCTGCAATGTTCTGTTGATTTGGAGAGGAGGCACTAAGTCGTCCAGTCTGTGTAACGCACTGGTTTAGTTGACCATGTAGCATATGTTCCTCCCAATCCATTTCTTTATTCAATTTAGGAAGTCCTCCATAATAGGTTCCAATAAGCTTATCTAGCTTTGCTAGTTCTAGAATAAGGCTTACATATTTCTTAGCAAAAGGCCCTTTTAGTTTCTTTAATGTTCCTTCATCTGTGGCAAACACTCCTTCCTTTTTCATTTCACTTTTAGGAAGAGGATTGACCATTCTAGGTAGGGTATGTTCTACCTCGACATTCTGAAACTTTACTTGTCCTTTTCGTTCACCTGTTTTAAAGAAGCCAATAGGTTGCTTAACAGTTTCAGTAATTTTTCCGCCATATAGAAAAGCGGAAAGCTGATCATTGCTAGCAAAATTAATAGACAGATGAGGATAAACATTCCCAAGAATAGAAAGAATTTCTTCCCTACGCTTGTTACATTCTTCCACACGTTCTTTACATAGTTGTTCATTGTAGATAAGCCCATTCCATTCCATTTCATGAAGCACTAGCAAATCTTGACAGGCCAGTTTAAATAGTCTATATAAAGAAGGCCGTTGCTCAAACTGTTGTTTTTGAGATAAGTAGATGTCATAGGTGAGGTTAACATCCCGTATACAATACTCAGCCAATACTTCTTGCGGTATTGCATCGGTGTCAACCCCATTTTCCCAATATTCTGTTTTAACAATGTCAAGTTTACTTGGTAGTCCATATTTCTTTGCTGTTTCTTCAAGGGAAGGGTATGCTTGTTGGTTATTCAGCATATACTCTGCTAGTTGACAGCACCATATTTGTTTAGGTAATTGAAAGCCAAGACGTCTAGCCCAAGCAATGTCAAACTTAACATTAAAAGCAATACATAAATCAAAATGAGTAAAATAGGATTCATCTAAATAATGAATATCAAACTCACATTCTGTTTTGTCATAGTTATCTTTTAAACCTAAACAAACAGCCTTACCTTGTTTACTATATGGATTACCTTTAGCAAAGGTGTTACACTCAAAATCGAAAGTTAAAGTATTCAAAAGTCTAAATCATCCATAAGAGATTTAACAGGATTATTTACTAATTCAGGAGGGGCATATTTAGGATCAGCAAATTCTAGCTTCCAATCAGAATATTTTTCTTTGTATTTCATGTAATATTTATAGTTAGTGGGTTGGTCAAACCACACTGTTTTTGAATCTGCTGATGAAAGAACATCTCCATTAATACCATGTAAACCTTTGTCATCATAATAACATCTACCAATGTTTGCTGGAAAGGCTTCAATGATTTTTACTGGATCATCGAAACAGTGGATTAATTGCACTTCTACAGGGAACTTTTCAAACTGCATTGTAAAGTCAAGAATGGTCTTTGATCCTTCATAATAAGTCCCCACAAACTTAATATCTTTAAATCCTGCTTGATTAAGCTTATTAACACTTAGTTCCCCTGTATAAAATACATCAATATCTTTAATAGGCTTATCAAACAACATGTCTCGAATAGCTCCTCCAGCTACAACAGCTTCTTTAGCTCCTGCTGCCCATAGTTTAGTTAACAGACATTCTAGATTAACTAGATATTCAGTATCAATATTCATTCTGGCACTTTCCATCCATAAACCGAGGAATTACTCTCTCCAAGATCATAATAAACCGTATTGTTAATAGTCCAAGAAGCAAGCCACAGATTGAGACTTAATTTTTTCCATTGAGGTTCATGGTTTGCTTTGTAAGATATAATTTTATAGGTCTCTGTATCTTGCGATGTTAGGTTCGATGATACATTGGAGTTTGCCATGTCGCTGGCTTGGGTCTGAATCAACGTCCCCTGCAAGTTTGTTTTTACTGATGTTGAGGAATCTAATAGACTCCCACCCTGGATCGTGAATGGCTCCGATTCCCAAAATCCAGTCTGCTTCGGCTTGTTTTGCTGTTTTTGCATTTGCGACGTTAGCCATTGTGAGCCAACGTACGCCTTCTCCTGACCCGTCTGCTTGAGTAACACCAATAACGGGGGCATATCGCTTTGCGAGTTCTCTACCCCATTGGTAAATTGCACCAAGCATAAGGTCTTCCCTGTCTGCTTTAAAACCTTGTATTTTGTCAATCTGGTCAAAGATAATAAGGGACGGTAAATACTTTTTGCACAGACTTTCCACGGTGTTTTTGTTAATTTGAGCAGAGTCGTAGAGTTTAAGGGCGCCTCCGGTTTGGTTAAGAAATAGTTCTCGATAGTGGCTGATGTTTCCATATAGCTGTTCTAGTGTTACACCAAAGTATGCTTGATAGACCCTAAGCATTACTTTAGAGCCTTGCTCCTCGTTGTTGATCCATAATATTGGTCCTTGACATTGAACAAGAAACGCTGACACCTCCGAAGCAAGGAACGTTGTTTTTCCTGTCTCGGGTCTTGCAAAAAGAAAACCAAAATCTCCTTTTCTAAGACTTCCAAGGCTTTTATTAAGGCATCCCAATCTCCAGCGAAGTCCCGGTTGTTTAACTGTTTCATTTAAAATAACCTCTAGATCGTCGGAAACAAACTCTTCTTTTGTTTCCTCTTGTGAAGATTTAAGTTGTTCTAATAGTTGTTCTGTATAACCTGTGTCTTTCTTACCTTCTGATTCTTCATAAGCAGCAATGGATACTTTCTGTAAAATATTCTTACGCTTAAGGGAATCAATAAGTTTAACAACAGTGGTTTCTACAGGAACATAGTTGTTTAATGTTTCAAATACCTGTTTATAGTAGTCTTTATCTTTTGGATTGTTGGCAAACACCAGATTTGCCAGGTCCATAACAGCCAAATCACCATCATTGGTATTGTGAAAATTACAGAGAGAATTAAATACAATTTTAAGTTCATCAGGAAAATCTCCTGGTTTAATATAACTAATGTAGTTATTATAATGTTCTTTTGTTAGTAGATATTTAATTACCGATAATTCAACATTCATTTATACATGTAGGTTAGAAAGAAAAAACAAGACAAGCTTGTTAAAAAGAAAGAAGTTAGCTGGAATGTTAATGAAGCTAAGATTGTAGCACATTTTTAAGAAGCTGTCAAGAACTTTTTGCTTTAAGTTTTTCTAAAACAAAATCTAAATCTCCTCCTGCTTTTTCATTTTTCCAGTAGAAACTCCAAGTTTGCTGTTCAACTGCTTCAATTGCTGCATTCCATGTATCCTTAACAAGACAATATAAATCTTTTTTATTTTCAATTGTTCGATATATTGCTTGATGATCTTCACACCATTCTTCAAAAGTCATTTTGTTCCTCCTGTTTAACTTCATTAATAAATGTCTCAGTTAAATCGACAATTCTTTGGAGAGATTGAGTACGTTTATCACGTAACTGAATCAGAAAAAGTAAAGAATCAATTGCTGCAATTAAACACTCTTCTTTAGTTTGACTTTTATAAGCTAGATTTTGCTCTAATTGTTTACTCCATAACCAATATTTTCCTGCTTTATCTTGTGTCAAAGAGCAATCTTCTAGTGCTCTAACCACATGATCACTATCCCGATAGTGGAGTATCTCAGTCATTTTAATATCTCTCTTAGTTCATGTTCATTGTATTCTTTAGGGTCTCGGTAGGCCCTAATAGCTTTGGCTTTAAATCCTAAACTTTCTGCTTGTCTTGCTAAAGCAACACTCTTGTGCCACATGTCAGGGTCCAGTTTTATGCAGAAATAAATCCCAGGAATTTAAGTTTGTCTTGAGTAACATCATCCATGCCAATAACTGTTAGAAAACAATTCCAGGCAAGCTCCTCATCATCTGCAAAATCTTTTTCCATACCACAGTCATCATTACCCCAAATACATACTCTAAACTCTCCTTGATGTTGTTTAGGGTTTGGTCCTGTTTGACAGAAAGATACTTCTACTAAATCAGATACTCTTGCATCATCAATAACTTTATAATTACCATACCAATCTGATGTAGTACGTTTAAATACTTCAACTTTCATTGGTTGCTTTCTCTAAATTATCTAAAAATTTAATAGACCCCTCAGCAAATTTTCGCCAAAGTTTAAAATCTGCTTGAAATTTCATTCTGTTTGCTAGTGTAGACATAATACATATATTACCTTTAATATATCCTTTAGTATTATCTAATCGATCTACAGAAGGACAAAGATTAACTACATCATAGTTAAAAGGAACACCTAAAATAGGACAAACATCTGGAATATAAAAATCATCTAATGTAAGATTAAAGTCTAGACCTCTGTTTCTAGCACTGCGTTGTATTTGACTCATCATGTATTTTGAAGGATTACTTCTGCGATATGCTTGATGGTTTATACTACGTCTTTTTCTTTCTGTTAGCGTTTCTTCCCATTCTTTATTTTGTTGTTTATAGTCTTCAAAGCTAAGTGTTTGCATTTTTTTTCTCCTCAAAGACTACTATTGTACACTACATTAGAAGTTCTGTCAAGTCCTTATATGAAAGTTCTTTAGGATCAAGCTCTGAGTAGACAACTTGAGCATTAAATCCTAGCAACTGTGCTTGTCTCATGATCTGCACCGCTTTAGGGTACATGTCTCCATCCAAAAAGACCGTGAGAACGTCATAGAACGGCTTTAGACGAGCAAGTTTAGTGAGACTAATACCTGACCCTAGACATACTAATGCAGTTGCTTGTATAGCCTCTGCTACTTTTATAGCCGATAGGCAGTCTTCCACCAATACCAGTTTTTTAGGAAGTGTTTGATGGACATTACTACTAGATACAGAGTAATTATATATAGGAAGTATGTCATTAATATCCCCTTTAGTATAATATCGTTTACTTTTATTTGTTGCTAGTAAATTGCGTGCTTGATATGCAAGAAGTGTTTTATCTTCTCCATAGAATGGAAATATTACCTGATGTTTAAAACTACTATAAAGCACTCCATGTTTTAATGCTTGTTCAATAGTAATGTATTTAGTAATCCATTCCACAGCATCTTTATGATAATTTGTAGAACATCCTGGAGGTAATGTAATAGTTTCTGTTTCTTCTTCTTTTTGTAATACTAAGGGAGAAACCTTACTTCCTGATGGTCTACGACAGGAAAAACAGTATGTCGAACCATCGTCATAGACCGCATTAGCATCGCTACTACCACACTTAGGGCAGGACGTGTGTTTTATATATCTAGCCATAAAGCATCTGGAAGGAACTGAAGATGCTATCCACCTAACACTTCATCAAAAGGATCAAATTCAAACCATTCATCTGTTTCTATAGAAAAATCCATAGTTATCCTCAATATACTTATTACGTTGATATTCCCAGGTTTTATACATGCTCTTCCTTACATGTAAAATCTGGCGAAGTGAAAAGATTAATAGGGACAAAATAGCCTAAGTTTGTTTCTTCCTTAAACCATGCCTCGTCGTTCTTACTTAAATGCCAGGAATCAGATATGGGAGAATAGCTTTCCCAAACATCTTTAATTAATCTATAAAAGGCTCTACGCCTGACATAACCTACAATAGGTCTTTGATATGCCGGAGTCCAAACATGTGTTGTTGTCTCAGGAATATTATACATTTTCTTGTGCTGCTTTCCAACCCTCTAGAGCCCACCATTCTGCAGAGATGGGCTTATGAGGATTATCCTTAGAAAGTCTACCTGAATCCCACCATTCATCAAAGGTTAGTTTCTTTTTTGTTTCCTCTGGATACTTTCTTTCCAGATAATCTCCTAAAGTAATATCATTAATAATTTGTCCTGGCCCATTAGGTCCCACATGCTTATGTGCTGGTTTCATAATTACTCTTCATCTATAGGTAAATTCCAACCTTCTTCTGGAACTAAATAACCATAGTCGTTATAATCAGGGTCTTCATAAATAGAAGTAAAACTACCTTCTAAATCTGGCCTATCGATGGTTTGAATGCCAAGACCCTTAATACATCCATTGCATAAGTCTAAGAAGTCTCCAGACAAAGCTCCTCGTCTTGTCGCTTCAAAGTCTGTCAGTGTGTCATTACATGCGCGGCATTTCATTTAAATTCTCCCTGAAAAGTGATCTGGAATACAACGAAGATCACATCCATCCCCATGATACTACACCGCAGTTATGCATTAAACTTGTTTGAATGGGCCTGTCTTTATCTACATCTTTAGGAAGGTTTTGTTCGTTGTTGTAATACCATAAATACTTACGTAGTTTTTCAGGAAACATACTCATAGGCTTTCTCATAGCTGCTTCATAGTTCTCTTTATCACCTGAATTTTTTTTATCTTTAATAAGTTCTTCCACAGAAATATAAGAACTTTCTGTATTTGCAAGTCTAATAAACAAAGTTACTTGACTCATGAAGAAAGTATTTTCCAGATACTCTGTAGGAATAATAATGATTTTATAGTTTTCCAGGTCTTTCACTGGAATAACAGGCATTCCTTGTGAGTATAGGAAAGGATTAATGACATTAAGAAGATTATGCTCAAATCCTGGTAAAGTGTTCTTTAGTAAGATAGGAAGACCATACTTACTGTAGGCATTAAAGAACTTACTATGCTCGACAGAAAAACCATAGATATGGAAGGAGCGTTTAGTAGTGAAAGACGTCACCACCTCATTCATAAAATCCTTGCACTTCCACCAATGTGTAACAGGTTCTAAAGTATTTTCATCAATCCATTTAAGACTCATCCAGCGCAGAGGATTAGATTGACTAATCTCACTATAAGGCTCTGTGTTCCACTTAGAGAAATTAACTAGCTGCATTTGTAATTACCTTCACATAATCATCAATGGTGCTACCTTGTAGCCCCGGAGCACTGTTTACTTCAATGACAAACAATTCGTTTTTAAGTTCATTATAACCAATATCAACACCTTTAAAATCACTGTTGGTTACTTTAGAGGCTTTAATAGCAAGTTCTCTAATGCCTTCTGGTTCTACTACATCTTCTCGACAGAACACATAGCCATTGGCAGTGTTTCTAATCTTGGTATTTACATTATCAAAGCCTTTACGTTTACGCTTTTCTAGTACAGAAACAACTGAGTCTTTAAAAACATGAACACGATATTCCTTCTTTTTCTTCTTATATTTTGTATACACTGGTGCCAGGACGACTTCTTCTGCTGTTTCAGCAACAACAATTCCCTTGCCTTCGGATGCACGAGTGAGTGTGCGGCATAAAACTGTTCCACTGTTAGCCCATTCTTTCGCTGTTTGATGGCAAACAGTAAACTCTGGCGCTGGGATTCCTTCCTGCTTAAACCACTCATATTGCGTAAGCTTGTCTTTACAGTTCCCATATAACAGATTTTCTTGGTTTAGTTTAGGATGCTTGCTACGCCACACTTTGTAGCCCAGTTTTGTTGATAGACCTTCAGCAAGTAAACGCAAACTCTTACTGCCAAGTTTCT